CGGTCCAACCGCCCCCCAAGCATTCCCCGCCCCTCCCAGGCCGCCGCCTCCAGCCGTCCCGCAGCCGCCGCCGCCCCCGCTCCCATTCGCGCCAGCCGCGCCATTGGGCACGGCTAGTGTCCCGCCCGCTCCCCCAAGTGTCCCGTCATGCGCGGTCCCGCCCCTGCCCCCAACCAGATCGGACGCATCCCCGTCCGAGCCGATTGCGCCGCCGTCCGCTCCACCACCGCCGCCGCCGCCGCCGCCGCCGCCAATGTACGATGACCCGACTCCCCCCTTGTTCCCTGGCCCATGCGGCCCTCCAGCGCCACCGCCGCCCGATCCGCCACAGGTCCAAATTCCCGCATATCCGCCATCTCCCCCATTTCCCCCGGCATTCGTCCCAGTCCCTCCTGTGCCGCCGAGCGCGTTAGTCGTCGCCGACGTAGCTCCTCCAGCCACAACCAAATTGGTCGCCGTGTTGAATATTGTGGCGGTCCCTGGGCCACCAACCGGATCTCCAGTCGAGGGCGGGACTGTCCCACCCTGCCCGATCTGCACCGGGATCACGGCCCCCGGCGTCAGCGTCACATTCGTCGCAACACTATATCCGCCGCCGCCACCGCCGCCGCCAGAGTTCGCCGCTGGCGCATAATTTCCGGCCCCGCCACCGCCGACACACTCAATCTTATTATCGCTATTGTTCCAGTCCGCCGGGACGGTCCAGGTTCCCGAGCTGGTGAGAAGAATTGTCGTCGTCATCTCAAAGCCAGCCGTCAAATTCAACGATCCGGATCGGCCCCGGCCGGTCCTTCACGATGGTGAAGCTCGGGTCGAACGAATAGCCCAATTGCCGGGCGCGGTAAGTCGCCTCGCGCAGATGGGGCGGCATCGACGGCGGCGGCACATTGATCGCGAGGGTCAAGGTCATCGTCGCTGTCCCGCCAGTGAGCCGGTATTGGCCGGGCGGGACTGAAAGGCCGGACGCGGCCCCGCCCTTGGCCAACGCCACGCCTGAACCAGCGAGGCTGTAGAAGCCGGTCGAAGCAACGAGCGTCAGCGGACCGCGGACATAGCCGAGCGTCGGCGCGTGACCGGTCAGCGCATAAGCGCCCGCGGCCGCGGCAATGACCTTGTTCGGAGAGGGCGTGTAGGTGAGCGCGGCGCCGCCGGACGCGCCGCTGTAAGGCCCCATCCCGTAAAGGCCCATGCCGTAGAGCGACGAGCCGCCAACGTTGAGGGTGTATGAGCCTTGGACCGCGGCGAGCGAGTAGGCTCTCCGGTCGCCTAACGCCGCGGCGTAACCGGTCAGCCCATAGGCGCCAGAGACGGCGGCGAGCGAGTAGGCATGGCTTGCGCCGAGGCTCGCCGCATAGCCGGTCAGCCCATAGACGCCCTGGACGGCGGCGAGCGAGTAGGCTGCGCCGTTCCATGGCGCGAACCCTGCCGGAACTGCGCCGACGAACGCCGATGCGCCGAAATTGGCGGTGAGAACCTGGGTGCTGGCGTGAGAGCGTGGCGAGCACGCCGGATAAAATGTGCCCGAGTAAGTATAGCTAAGGCCGCCCGTATTGGTCGCCGGGTTCTGCGATCCGATGGCCGCAGCGTTCCACCTTGAGGTCGCGCTCGACCACACCCAGAATTTACTGTTGCCGAAGTCGACGGCGATCCCCACCGTTCCGCCGGTCGAGATCGCGTCGAACACCGCGGCGGTCAGGCCGCCGTTGGCATAGCAGCCGCCGGTGTCGATGACCGCATCGACCCCATTCGTCACCGCGGCATAGTTGCCCAGCGACGCCGCGCTGGTGCAGACGCCGACATGGGGGTTTCCCGTCCCGTCGTTGGCGGTGAGGGTGACCTCGAAATAATGTTTGCCGGTCGAATATCCCTGCGTGCCGCGAACGGTGGTGAAGTAGGCCGAACTGCTCGTCAGGTTGGTTGCGTCGTAGGAGCCGCCGACCGCGCCGTAGACGGTGCCGTTGTCATGCCCGCCCATCGACGCCGACGACGAGCCGACATAGTTGCTGAGCGACGCGGTCGAGTTGCCGACCCCGACCACCGAGTAATTGGTGATCGCGTCCCAGTTCCACTCGAAGTAGGCTTTGCCGCTCGACAGGGAGTTGGTGGCGCGGGCGGCTATGTAAGAGCCTGATGGCGATGCAGCGGTCAGGTTGCCGTTCGAAAGCGTGACCGAAGCGTTCTTGTCGGCCGGGTTCCACGTCGTCGCGCTGCCCGCGAGCGTGTCCCACGCGGAGAACCCGCTCGGGATCGCCCAGAACATCGACGCCGCTGCGAACGCCGCCGTGACTGTGCAGCCATCCGCCGAGAACATCGGGAAATACGGACCAGTATTCGTGAAGCTGATGCCGCCGGTCGCAGTCGCCGGATTGGCCGTGTTCGACCCGTTCCAGCGGCAAGTGCTGGAGGAGTAGAACCAGACCAGCTTGTTCGTCAGATCGATGGCGCAACCGACCCGGTTCGCCAGCCCTCCGGTCGCGACGAGATTGCCGCCCGACAGCTTGACGTTCGGGTTGCAGTCGGTGGGGTTCCAGGTCGCCATGAGCCTTCTCAGGTCCTCATGGCTGGATCACCACCACGTTCGAGCTCGCGGTGGAGCTACCGGCCGCATTCGTGGCGGTGACAGCGCAGGAGATCGCCGCGCCGACATCGCCCGGCCGGGCTACATAACTTGGCGCCGTGGCGCCTGATATGTTCACCCCATTGCGCTGCCATTGAAAGGTGAAGGCAGTCGGCGCGTTGCTCCAACTGCCGAGCCGGACCTCTATGGTTGAGCCGACGAGCGGCGCGTCATACGCCAGGTGAGGATTGATAAAGACCGCCGGCGGCGACTGCCCTGGCGCGGAGGCGATATTATACCAGTTGGGATCGGGGCCGGTCGCGCCGGCGAAGTCGCGCCGCCATTCGATCCTGGGCGGCAGCGGCCACGGCGGGTCGCCGGTGGCGATGGTCGGGTCCTCGAGCCAGTTGTTGGGCGGGATGGTGCGCTTGCCGAAGGTGAAGCCGTTCGAGTGCTCGACGCTCACCACCGCGCGCTGCAGCTTGCGTCTTTTCCCCCGCGCGCCCGGGGTGGCCCGGCCCTCCTGCGGCGGGAAGATGAACGGTTCGTAGATCGGCGGCGACCAGATCCCGGCGTAGACGGTCGGGCTTCCGGACCAGACGCCATCCTCCGGCAGGAGGATCAGATGGCCAGTGTCGTCAACCTGGCGGTCGCCCCAGTCGACGCAGCCGTTCGGGATGTTGTCGGGCCTGGGGCCATAGCCCTGCCCGTCGACCACCTGCACGGTCAGGCCGGCGAGGTGCCACAAAGGGCCGAACGGCGGCAGCGCCATGCCAGGCGCCGGCTGATTGATCATGACGTAGCCGTCGAGATAGGCGAGCGGGTCCTCCTGCTCGAGCAGAAAGGCGTTGCCGAATAAGCTGCCGTAGTTCGAGGTGAAGTAGACGATCGGCCCGGCAGTGGTGACCCAGGTGGCCAGCCCATTCGGGTAGCTATAGCCGGGGTAGCCGGTGATCCACGGCACCCAGCCAATCAGGGTGCGCTGCTGGGTGAACTTGCCGACCACGATCGAGCCGTCGCAGTTGGTGACGTAGACGTAGCGCTCGGGATAGGGGCCGTCGCCGGTGGCGATGGCCAGCGAAGCCGGGGCGGTGAACAGCGGCGCGTGGCTTTCCGACACGTCGTCAGAGATATAGGGCCGGGTCAGCGAGCCGGTCGCCCTCACCACCGAGCAGCGGTTCCGGCCCGCGTTGATGTAGACGATCGCGTCCTGGGTCGAGATCGGCCGGATGATCGAGACGCCGTCGTTGGAAAAGCGGCGGAACTCGACATTGCCCGGCGAGAGCGGATTGGCCTGGCTCACGGGGATAAAGAAGATGCCCCGATCGGTGAACACGAATACGTCGCCCCATTCGAGCACGTTGACGATCCTCGGCCGCGAGCTCTCGAACTCGAGGATGGCGCTGTCGGGATTGGCCCCGGCTTCCGGCTGGCGGGTGGCGGCAACCGGATCGACCCAGCAGACGTCGTCGGCCCCGATCGCGCTCCACAGGATCGCCTCCTCCATCTGCGGGAAGCCGTAGAAGCAGAGCCTGCCGGCGGTGTAGCTGCAGGCCGCGGGCCAGCCGCGCTGCGCGCACATGAACTCCTCGGTCCACTCGACCGTCGGCTGCCCGCACTGCACCCAGTTGAACGGGTAGCCGAAGACGGTCGACGCGCCGAGCTCGGAGACGAGCACGTCCGGGTGCGCCGGATCATAGGTGAACTGAGAGAAGTCGACGACGAGGTCGGACAGCATGACGCCGAGGATGGTGTTGAGCGTGCCGAGGCCGGAAGTCTGGGTCATCTCGACCCCGACCTGGGAGACCTCGAACTTGAGATCCTGGTCGCGGAGCTCGACGATCATGCCGGGCTGGAACGGCCGGTTGTCGGTGATGCTCAACACCACGCAGTCCGGCAGGCGATAGGCGACCTGGACGATCGCATGCTGCGGATCGATCACTCGCGTGATCGTACACTGGCAGCCGACGATCGAGAGCAGCGTGCCGATCATGCTCGTGGTGAAATAGGGAACGCTGCAGGTGAGCGTGACCGAGCCGGTGGTGGTGGAATAAGACATCGTCGCGCCGGGCACGCTGAACCGGTAGAACGGCTCTTGCGACTGGTCGTTGATGACCCGGAACGAGTAGGGCAGGAAGGTCCAGGTGAAGGCGGACGGCGACCACCGGCAAATCTGCGGCTGCATGTTCGGAAAGCAGATGACGATGTCGAACAGCGCCACGCACCAGGAGATCATCTGGACATTGGCGTTGGTCCAGAGATAAGGGCCAACATTCGAAACGAACTGGGTTCCGTCGAGCGACGAGATGGTGATCATCGCTTCGCCGGTCGAGGCCTCCCCGAAATTCAGGATGAACTCGGCCCCAACTCCCATGCGGACGTATTCGCTGCGCGGGCCGTTACAGCGGAAGATCGGCCGTTTGCCCGGCCGGTTGAGCAGGGTGCCGCCGGCCTCGATGCGCCAGTTCTGCATCTGCCGCGCGCCGGTCTTGACGAACTCGAGGTTGTCCCGCCGCTTGAGGGCGAAATTGATCTGGCCGCCGCCGAAGTCGGTCTGGACGATGTCAGGCAGGCGCGCGGCCATCAGAGCGGCGAGCCCCACGGCGCATAGCGCGCCCGCCGGCGTTCGAGCATCCGCGAGCGGAACGCCACCCGGCGGTTCTCCTGCGCGTCGGTGCGTGACGCGGCCTCTTCCAAAAGCTGCATGGCGTGCGCCTTCATCGCTTCCGCGCTCTTGCCGTCCTTGTTGCGCGAGGCATAGAGGGACGAGGCGACAAAGGCTGAGAGCGCCAGGTTGAAGGTGGCGGAATAGGCGTCGGCCCCGGCCGGGACGGTGAGATACTTGGCGGTCAAGCCGAACGGGGCGGAAGTCTCGATCACCCCGCCGATGATCCGGTATTCGATCTGCGGCGGCCTTATACTGCCCTCGGTCATGCCCCAGCCCATGTAGCCTGGCATCTGGCCGGCGAGGTCGGGGCGCCAGACCGTCTGCAGGTGCAGGCAGTCGGGCGGCATGGCGTAGGCGTCGGAGAACCGCGGATAAGTGGCGTCGCCGACCCGGACTAGGGGAAGCACTGCGGTCTGGAAATTCCAGTCCCTCGCCTCGAGGCAATAGGGCAACCAGATCGAATAGGCGTTCCAGCCGTCGATCCAGTCGTCGGTTCCGTCCCATGCCGTGGCCGGGGGCTGCGCCCCAACCTGGATCAAGGCGGAGGAGATAGTGGTGAAGGCGTCGCCCGAGAGCGGCGAGGCCATGAGCGGGGTTCTACGGCTCTGCTGCTCCTTGACCCGGCCAGCCGCCTTGCCAAGCATCGCCTCGGCCATCTTGTAGGTCGTCTCAGCCGAGACCAGGTCTTCATTGAGCGAGGCGTAGAGCGAGGAGGCGACGAAGCCGATCAGCGCCGCGGTAAAGGTGGCGGAATACTGGTCGGAACCGCTGACGTCGGTTATCCATTCCGCCGCAAGGCCGTTCGGGGCGTTGGTGGCGATCGAGTTGCGGATGATCTTGTACTGCAGCGGATAGAGGCCGGCCTGAGTCGGCTGGCCCCACGGATCGCCGACCGGGGCAGTGACATCGGCGCGCATGACCGAGATCAGGTGCAGGCAACCGGGCGGGTACTGGTAGGTGTCGGAGAAGCCGGGGTATGAGGACCCGCCAATGCGGGTCAACTGGCCCTGCGTGCGCTGGAAGGTCCAGTCATAGGCCTCGAGGCAATACGGAAGCCAGAGCTCGTAGGCGTTCTGCCCGGCGACCCATTCGTCGGTGCCGTCAAACGACGCGGTCGGTGGCTGGTTGCCGGTCTGGATCAGGGCCGACGAGACGATGGTGAAGATGTCGGAGGCGAGCATGGCCGGAGCCTACCAGCGTCATAGCCAAGCGAAACGCCCAAGCAGGGCTATAGCCCGACAAGAATGGCGGCGGCCCTCTTGACGGCCGGCGCGGCGGTCTGCGTCACGAACGCGCCCGCGACCGACGACGAAACTTGTTGCGTTTGAGTGAGAAAAACTGCGCCTTGCGAAGAAACGATCATGACAACACCGGCCGTGGATCAAGCTGGATGGAGTAGGACGCGCCCCCGACCTTCGGGTAGATGGTAATGTAGCCTTTTTGCTGGGCGGTGAAGGTCGTGCTGAGCGAGAATGGTGTGTTTGGGCTGCCCGCGCCGGTCCACACCGAGGTCGCGTCATTGGCGGCGTTCTGCGTGTGGGTCGCGAGCGCGTTCGCCAGGCCCGTCGAGACGACGGACGCAGTTGGAACCCCTGCTGTTCCCATGTATTCGATCTCGATCCAGAACTGATCATTAAATGGCAGCGTCGAACCCACGCCGACGACGTAGCCGTAAATCGTGACCGTGCGCGTCGAGCCGGTCACGTCGTTCCAGATCACCAGCGGAATGCCGATGTAGGGGCGAAACTGGCGGGCGAAGCTCGTGCTTGCGAGCAGGCGCGAGATCGGCGTCACGCCATCCATCGCGCCGCCGTTGCGGTAAATCGCGGCCGAAGTCGTCTCGTCGCCGCACACAGTGTGCCGTTCGTTGCGGTAGACGCTCGCGCCGTTGTCGCATGCGACGATGTCGAGGCCGGCGGCGCAACCGACGCTTGTAGCCGCCTGAATGACCGGCCCGGTCCCCAGCTTGCAATTCTTGAAGGTGAAAAAGTCGCCGCTGTTGGCGGTGCTGACGAGCGTGTTGGCGGCGAGCGCGCTCAAGTCCACGCCCTCGATCAAAGTCGATGTGACCCCCTGTGGCGAGCCGCGCGTAAAGACTGTCGGGATGGTCGCGCCCTGAATGGCGTTCGGGGTGTTGCGCCACGTGTGCGAGCCGGCGGTGAACTGAAGCCACTGGCCCGTGCCGCCGAACGAGACGGTGCAATTGTTCAAGTCAACGATGGTCGAGTTGCCCCCCGCAAACCCAATGCTGATAAATGCGCTCGCGGTAGCGCCCGTCAGACTGAAGGCGCAATTCTCGCATCGCACAAGAACGGCTTGATTGGCGCCGACAACAATTAAACCGGCGGCAGTTGCTGCGCTGGCGGTAAAAGTGAAGCCGGCAAGATACAATGAAGTTTGGGTCGAAGAGCCGATTTGAAGGGCGTTGCCCGAAGCTTGGCTTGTCGTCAGGCTCGCCCCTGCCTTGTAGGGCGGCGGCATCGCGGCGGTGTGATCGACGCTGATGTAGCGGCACGGCGACGCAACGCTGCCCAGGCTGATGGTGATCCCCGCCGTGCTCGTCTCAGCCGAATTGTCCGCGACAAAAAAGTCGTTGCCCGCCGCGCCCCATGTACTGGCTACGGCGTTGGTCAGCCGCGCGTGCGGCGCTCCCCATGCGGCGAACGAGCCCACCAGCCCGATGCACACCCATTGGGTCGTGCCGTCATTCGTCACCGCGCCTGGCGTATCGGAGAACGCAGGCTCACTGGCGCTCAAAGTGCCCGCTGTGGCGCAAATCTGATAGGACGCGCCTGAGTTGCGCTTGATGATCACGCCTAGATTTGGCGTGTTGCCGGTGGCCTTGATCGTCGCCCAGCTTGGCGTATTGGCGCTATCGCCATTGACCGCCGCCATGCCGGTGCATTCCTGCCACGTCACAGCGCCGTCAGTGGGCGTGACCCTGTTTCCCCTCGTTAACGACCAAGTCGGCTCAGTCGTGCCGGTATTGCCTGTAGACGTCTGCGCCGCAACAAAAACGCGCTCATTGCCTGCGGTGGGGCTCACTTGCCGTCTGAGCGTGCCGGGCGGCGTTGACGTGCTAGCCGTCCACGCGGGCACCGCCCAATAGCCGGTGGTGCTCATGTTGCCGCTATGGACGTACCAGTCGGTGTCGAAATAGACGGCGGCCATTTAAGCTCACCCGTAGTTCTGGCCGACTACGCTGCCGAGAATGGTCGTCCCGCCATTCGCCGTCATCAGCATGACGACATCGCGTTTGCCCGAGCCCGAGGTGATGGTCGGCGGCCCGGCCGCTCCCGCCCAGATCGTGCCGGTCGGCCACGCCGTGATGTTGAAAGCGCCGGTATTGGAGATGTCGAGGACGAGCTTCGCGAAGCCGGTCGGCCAGCCCGTCACTGCGAGCGTCGAATTGCTGGTGAGCGAGATCGGGCAATACTCGCCGGCCGTCCAAGCGATGGACATCGCTCCCGCCGAGGGGCTGACGGTCGCCGGCACAGTGAAGACCGAGCGGGAGAGGGAGACCGTCCCGTTCGTTGTGGTGAAACCGGTTGTGGCGGTCGCCGTTGTGCTCCAAGCCGCCGATGTCCCAGAGAGCGCGCCGGTCAGCGTTCCGCCTGCGAGGGGCAGGTAATTGCCGAGGCTCGCCGTGACCTGCGCCGCCGTCTGGTAGCCGGACGGATTGCTGGAAAGATAGAAATTATTGGCGACAAACGCGGTGGTCGCGAGCTTGGTCGAGTTGTCGGTTCCGGTTTGGGTGACGCCGGTCGTCCCGGTCGGCAGGCTCGGCGTGCCGGTGAAGGCCGGCGAGGCCAAGGGCGCATAGGTCGCTGACGCGCTCGCCGTGGTGAGGAAGCTGGCCGCGACGAACGCGGTGGTCGCGAGCGCAGTCGAATTATTGCCGGCCGTCTGCGTGACGCCGGTCGTCCCGGTCGGCAGCGCCGGCGTCCCCGTGAAGGTCGGCGAGGCGAGCGGCGCATACGGCGCCAGAGACGCGGTGACGTTGGCGGCCGTCTGGTAGCCGGATGGGTTGCTCGCCGGATAGGCGGCGTTGGCGGTGGTCTGGACGGAGAAGACGGTCGAGTCGATGCCGTCAAGGTCGGAGTTGAGCTTGCCGCCCCACAGGTTCGCCCCGGCGGGGTCATTGACCGCGGGCTTCACCCAACTGAAGTTGGCGGTCAGCGCATCGGCCATCGCCGTCTCACGTCAACTGGAACAGGCCGTTGGTGGCGTCGAAGGTCACCGCGAACGTGTCGCCGGGATTGAGGCCGGGGATCGAGCTTCCATAGTCGAACCAGCAGACGAGCGGCTTTAACGGCGTCGTCTGGGTGGCGTTATAGATGACGACGTAGCGGAACGGCCCGGTGCCGGCGCCGGAGCCGGTCCAGGTGACGTTGGTCGCCAGCACCTTCTCGGTCCCGGACGCCGATGTGTCGGACATCGCTGAGGCGAGGCCGCCGGTGGTATAGCCGCCGCCGTTGGCGAGCTCGGTTCCGGAAACGTCGCTGTAGAGATGGTTGGCGGCGACCGGCGCGGTGTTGGTCAGCATCACGTTGAACGTGTGGCCGCCCGACTGAAGGTTATGGCTCCCGCGGCACAGGTCCTGGGTGAACAGGTTGAACTTATTGTACGCCGCCATGCTGCCCCATCTCGGCGCCTAGGCGGCCGGTCTCAGCCTCGAGCCGATAGTGGCGCGGGGCGCGGGCGGCGGGATCGTCCTCCTCCGGATGCGGCGGCGGAGCGGGGGGCGGCGGCGGCTGAGGCCGGGGCGGCGGAGATGGCGGTCTGGGCTTGGTCGCCATCACTTGCCTCGCTTGGCCTTGGCCGCGCCGCGGACGGCGCCGCGGACGGCTCCCCTGGCCGCGCCTTTGGCCGCACCCTTGACGGCGCCGCGGACGCCGGCCAGGCGGTCGGCGCGCTCCTCGGCGCGTGAGCCTTCCCGCATCGATGGTTTCTTGGCCATCACGCTATCTCCTGGGGCTCATGCCGCCGAGGGCGCCGCGGAACCCAGCGCGAGAGCCAGGCGCTTGTCCGCCGGCGGTCTCGGCTGGTTTGCCGAGGCCGGTCTTGAGCGTTTTATTGCCCTTGACCCGGATCACCTGGCGGTCGCCGGTCGGCTCGCGCGCCTCGCGTTTCGTCGTCGGGCCTAACGAAGCTTTGACCATCACTTGCCCTTGCTCTTGCCCAAGACGCGGTTGGCCTTGGCCTTGATCTTGGATGCGGTCGACGAGCTCATCCGCCCGGCCTTGACCGCCTGGGTGGCGCGCGCCTTGGCGTTGGCGGCGTGGCTCTTGTCCTGGACCGGATAGCTTCTATTCGGCCCGGCGAACGACGAGCTCGGCAGCGCATTGCGAGCCTTGGCGGTGAGCTTGGCCATGTCTCATACCCGTCGTCTGGTCGGGACCGGCGGAACGCCTTCGCGCTCGCGGCCGCGCAGGGGTTCGGGCGAGCGGGTCGGCAGCGCCGGCGGCGGCTGGGCCGGGCGGGTCAGGCTCTCCATCGGCTTCGGCCGGTGATCGATGATGTCCGCGGGAGCGACGCCCTCGGGCTGTTCTTGGCTCCAGGCGTCGGCGTCGTGGGGAACGACGAACGTGTTCTCGACCCAACGGCCGCGGCTCGCCTCCTCGTAGACGATCGAGGGCAGTTCATAGACCTCGGTCTTGCCGGTCGCCGGGTTCTTGTACCAGGCATGGACGACCGAGGGATCGCGTCCCTGGCTCATCGACGGCTCGCAGGCGCGGCAGGAGCGGCGGGTCTGCCGGGCTCGTCGGCCTTGCCGCCTTTCTTGTCCTTGTCCGGATCCTCGAGGCTCCAGGCGTCGGCGTCCTCGGGGACGACGAATTTCGAGGCGACCATATGCTCATGGCCTTCGGCGTCGGTCACCGGCTGCGGCAATTCGATGGTCACAGAGCGACCGTTCTTCGCCTCCTGGTAGACGATCGGCGGCAGTTCGTAGACGACGGTCTTGCCGGCCTGTTCCTTGGCCCGCTTGTCGCGGGCCTCGCGCGCCGCCTTGTCCTTCGGGCTTTCGTCCTTGCCTTCAGGCTCGGCCTTGAACGGCGGAGTCTTATAATAAGCGGTGACGGTCTCCTTGCGCGGCGGCGGCGGCTTCACGCCGGCCAGGACCTCGAGATGCTCGATCCGCTTCAGGAGCTCTTCCGGTTTCGGCGGCTCGGGTTTGTCTTGCGCGTGGGCGGCGGCGACTTCGGCCATGGGTTTTCTCAGGTTAGAGGAAGCTTGGCGACATAGGCGTTGAACTGCACGCTGTGCGAGGTCGCGCCGGTCGAGGTTAGGTAGCCGTAGACGTAGTCGTAGTAGATCCCGTTCATCTCGGTGGTGAACATGAGCTCGCGCCGGCCGGCGACGGTGGTCGAACCGGCCCCGGTGTTCTCCGCCCCGGCGGCGCCGTTGGGAATATTGGTGCCGAGGCCCCAGGTCTGCTCGCCGAGCACGACCGGGTTCGAGCCGTTCGAGTTCTGCGAGCCGAGGATCGAGAACTTGTAGGCGCCGTCCGTCGCCGTCGCTATGCTCGAGATGTTGACCACGCAGGCGAAGTCGCCGCGCGACACGTTCGCGCCGACGATGCCGAGGTCGGTGCGGACGTCGCCGAGGCCGCCGAGATAGAGGATCTGGTTGGCGGCGGCGACCTGGCAGATGCCGGACGCGGTCATCGGCGACGCCCCGTCGGCAAGCTGCATCTTGACGTCGTAAGAATAAGTGCGGGGCATTGCCCTTATCTCCTGATCAGGCGGCGATGGTCGCCTTGGTGATGCCGGCGAGGCGGGTGAAGCAGAACAGGCCGGCGTCGACCAGCCCGACGTCCCAGTGGATGTGGGTGTTGTAGGTGACGCCGTCCTGCAAGAGGCCGAAGTCGCGGATCTCCATCGGGTTGATCTGGATGCCGCAGATCCCTTCCTCGCCAAAGTCGCAGATGTAGATCGAGGCGCATTGCGCCGCCCCGCCGGCCGGCGCGGTCTCGGTGAAGGTGAGCATCGGCGGGTGCAGGTCCTTTTCCCAGCCGAACAGCATCGGGACGCCGGCGTAGGAAAGTTTCTCTTCGCCGACCTCGTCCCAGGTCTGAACCACGTAGCCGGCCAGGCTCTGGGTGCGCGCCGCCTGGATGAAGTAGGGCTTCAGGTCGAACGGCACCAAGAGGTAGCGCTTGCCCTTTTTCGCGGTGTTCTTGAGCGCGATGTCGAGTTGCAACAGCGACAACGGCGCGCCGCCGGATGTGCCGTTCGAATTGTCGATGGTGCGCCCGTAGTTGGCTGAGCGCTGCTGCAGGCCGTTGAACTCGATCGGATTGGTGTTGTTGTTGCCATAGATGAACTTGGTCAGCCACAACTGGCCGAGCTCGGCCATGGCGTTCTTCTCTTCGATGGCGCGGCGCCGTTCGCCGCCGCGGTCGACCAGCGCGCGGTCGATCGGGATGTCGTGATCGACGATGTAGGCGGCTTCCTGGAACGGCGAGATGACGCCGGCGCCCGACGTCGAGATCCCGTTGATGCCGCGGAACGCCATGTTGCCGGAGAGCGCGGTCTGGCGGAAGCCGGTGTATTGCGGCGCGCTCAAGCCCTGGAACGGCAGCGCCTTGTAGACGTCGGACGAAGCCGCGAACATCTCGATCAGCGGCCGCGCGTTTGCGTCCATATCCGTGCCCTTGATGAACTCCGGATACGTCATGACTGGGTTAAGGAGGGGCGAGGCCACGGGTCTCTATCCTTTCGTCAATGCCGGCGGGCGGTCTCGGCCGCGCGCCATTGCGGGTTCTGCAGTTGCCAGGTGCGCTGAGAGACCGAGTCGAGCGTGTCCCAGTTGTCCGGCAGGCCGTCGGAGCGGCCTTCGCGCGCTTCGCGGCCGGCGCTCGAGTACGGCATGACGCCCTGGCGGGAGCGGGCTTCGCCCATCTTCTCGAATAAGCGGAAGACGAGGGAGGACATTGGCGTGCCGCGGAAGTGGGCGATAACGGCGTCGGCTTCGCTGAAGTCCTGACCGGGATAATTGTTAGTCGAGAAGCTTTCCCTGGCGATCGCCTGGATCTGCTTATCCAGCGCTTCCTTACGGGCTTCGCGGTTTTCACCGAGGGCGGCGTCTTCCTTTTTCTGCCAATCCTTGAACTGGCTGTAGCGAGCAGCGGCGTCTTCAAAGTAGAGGCCGGCGATTTCGGTGAAGGCTTCCTGGCTCAACTGCCGTTTGTGAGCGAGCTCGCGCGCCTTCTTGAGCATCGGGTTATCGGGGTCGTAGTGCATGCCCTCCGGGAACTTAAAGCCGTCAGGCGGCTTGCCGTCATAGAGATCGGGCTGGGCGGGCAGGGCGGCGCGGCGCGCGTCGTCTTGCGCCTTGAAGGCGCGGAGCTCCTCGTAGCTCTTGCCCCAGTCGCTGAACCTGACCGCGTTCTTGTCCTTGTCCCAGTAGGACTCGGGAACGCCGTCAGGCCTCGTTGGGGCCGAGGGCGGAGGTGTGGATGGCGAGGCGGCGATCGGCGCGGGAGCGACGAGGCCTTGGCTCGTAGGCGTTGGCGGCGGCGTCGTCGGGGCTGACGTCGGGGACGCGGCGGCGGGAGCGGGCGTCGATGGCGACGGGCTCCCGGGGTCGGTGGACGTGGCTGGCGAGGTCGTCTCGGGCATCGCTCTCTTCGGGCGTCGAGATCGCTTTCAGGATCTCGACGGCGAGCAAACGCCGGCCGTGTTCTAAAGCCAACGCCCTAGGTCGGACATTCACCGGAAGGACGGTCAAGAGGGTCTTGTTCAGCCTCTGGCGCAGCGCTTGGCCTTCGCGCAATCGGCCAAGGTTCTGTAGCAGAAGCGTCTCTTCCTCGTCGGGCATGATCATTGGATGTGCGCCCAGCGTTTCCCCTTGCTAATTGCGTAAGCGGTCCTTGCGGATATACCGAATTCCTCAGCCAGCTTCCTCCGCTTCTTTGAACTAGCGGCGACGCGGATGGCGCGCGCCTGATCGTCAGTCAGCTTTGCGATGCCGTTGCGCTCGCCAGCGTTGTGGCGCCCGAACGCCTTGCGGTCTTCGGCGTTCTCTTTCGTTGATGCCCAGCGTAGATGGTTCGGGTTGAGGCAAGCCTTGTCGCGGCATTCACTGGAATGAGCGACTTCTGGTTTATCTGCTGGCGCGGGTCCGTGCGTCTTTTCGCAGACAATACGGTGAACGGAGACGTGCTTCCTGTCTACATTTGCCATGCCGTAGCCGTCGGTGTTTCGTCCATATGGCCAGATGAAACAGCGCCGTCCGGTGTACCGAAGCGCGAGGTCAAGGAAGGCGGCGAGGTCAGCGTGTTTGTTTTGCATCTGGTTTCTTCAGCGGCTCGGCCTTCGTGAACGGCAGCGGCCTTTTCGGTCCTCGTCGGAAAGGATCATGGACCCACCCTGTCAACCAGGCGGCGGTGGCGTGCGCCGCCTCGCAGAAGGCGCATCTTGACACGGCCATGGTTCATGCTCCGTCCCCTGTCCGTTCCGTTCTCATAAAAATTGCGCCGGCAATTTTTATGAGAAGCAATTAAAGCCGGGTGCTCCGCAGTTGGTAGACCGGCTGGTTGGGCTCCGGCCCGGCTTCAGCCGACGGCGCGGGCGGTCCGGCCGGCTCCTGGCCGGCGCCGGCCGGCGGCGCGCCCGGACGGCCGGCGGCCAGTTGCTGGATCTGCTGCATCGCCGCCTGGATGTCCTGCGGGCTGCGCATGACGATGAGATCCTCGACTCCCATCTTGGCGCGGAACTTCTCGATCGTCTGGCCGCCGTCGATCTTGAGCTTACTCTCTTCCGGGAAGGTCGGCATGACGATGCCGAGGAAGCGCGACGCCTGCGCGACGTCCTGCTGGTCGGCGGCGATCTCGGCCGGGTTGTAGGGACGCATGGTGAGCTTGCGGCCCAGCCCATGCTGATCGGGGACAATGATCGGGGCGATCTCGCCGGCGCGCTCGAGCAGGTATTCGAAGCGCTGGAATACGCCGGCGACGAACTCGCGCCAGAACGGCAGGCCAGGGGTGCCGATGCGGCGCTGCGCCATGGTCATTTCGTCGAGCCACTGGGTGGCGGTCGGCGGCGTGTCGCCGCGCTGCTGCGGCCAGTCAAGGAAGAAGAGCCTTTTGATCCTTTGCTCCAGATCCTGGCGATCGTAGATCGCGGCGTCGGGCGGATTGGCTTGGTAGATGTTTTTGATGTCATTGGCGGTCCCCGGTCTGATCGGATAGGCGTAGCCGCTTTCCAAGCCCTGCTCGACATTGGCGAAGCTGTCGTCCGGCCAGCTAACCGACGGCTGCAGGATCTGGTCGAGGTTCTTGATCTTGCCGTGGGCGATCTCGTCGAGGTTGCGGAACTCGGCCAGGCACTGGATCATCGGCCCGACGCCCCACGCCCATTCGGGGCCGGGGTTGAAGCGGCCGACGATCAGCGGGCATGAGCCCATGCCGCGGACCAGGACCGGCGAGCCGACGATCGCATCTTCGACGGTCGTCGCGTGCAGCCAGGTCTCCTCCTCCTGGCTGTCGTAATAGCGCCAGAAGCCCCAGGTGACATTGACCCGGTCGTCCTCCGTGTCGCGGTTCTTGCGGGAAATTTTCGCCGGCAGGGCGACGTTGGGGAAGATGCGGTCGAGATAGCGCCTGCGGATCCAGCGCGAGATGAAGCGGTCGTCGATCTCGCCCTCGGCGTCGAGGTTGATCTCAAGCTCGCGGATCGGCACGGTGCGGCAGACGATCGGCAGGCCGGGGCGGCCGCGGTCGATCCACATGGCGATGGTGCCGATGGCAAGGTCGGGGTTCGAGCTCTTGCCGAACTCGGAATAGAAGTTGGAGGCCTCGACCGCTTCGAAGATCAGCGACGTGCCTTCCTTGGCGATATTCTCGGCGCGGTCCTTGACGTCCTTCTGCGTGCCGACCGGGGCCTTGCGCACCACCCATTCGCGCGCCTCGGGCATGAAGGTGTTGGCGATGATGGTCGGGAAATCGCCGCAGCATTCGAAGGCGAAGCTCTGGTTGAGCTCGCCGGCGTCGACCGGCTTCCACTTCGAGGGCCGGGTGGTCGAGAGGACGCTGCGCATTCTATGCGGCGCGGCGAAGAAGTAGCTTTCGCGCATGTCGATGTCGAACGGCATCTTCTGCTGCCGCGCTTCGTGCAGGCGGTCGTTGAACTCGCGCTCGATGTCCTTCAAGGCGTCCTGGGCCATCAGATGTCCGGGCCTCCGGGAAGCTGCCCTTTCTTGATCGCGGCGCGGACCTTGGCTTTGTCCCGGGCCGAGAGCGGCGGCGGGGCCTCGGTCATCCCCCAAATGCGCTGACCGAACAGGCGATCGGCCGCCGATTCTTCCGGGCTGCGGGCGCTGGGGTCGATGGCCTGGGCCTCAGGGTCGGGGATGTTCTTATAATTGGAGCCATATAAAGGTTCGTCTTCGCCGCGACCTGTCGCCATGGCGCCACTCATCCAGCCCTGGCGGCCGCCCTGCAGCTCGACAAACTTATTCATGATCGCGTCTTCTTCCTTTTGGTCGTAGCCCTTCTGGCGCAGGCCCCGTCTCAGCGCCGCCCAGTCCGAGGTAGGGCTCGGATCGGCCGGATTGACCGGATTGGCCTTGAGCATGCCCTGAACTTCATTGGTCATTTGCTGGAACCGGGCGGCCTGGCGGGCGGTGAGATAATCATCGATGGTTCCGGTCGGCTTCGGGCCGGCATAGTCCGGCTGCGGCTGCGGCTGGCCGCCGCCGAACAGGCCGCCAAGCCAGCCGAAGAAGCCCGGAGAGGCGGGTTGAGCATCGGCCATCAGATCCCCAAGCCGCCCGCGAGTTGGGTGGTCGGCATAGCGCCCCGGATCATCCACGGGTTTTGCGGAAAGCCGACCTCCTGGACCGGAGCGGCGGCCGGCGCGCGGGCGACGCCGGTCGGGGCCTGGCTGGCGGCGAGGTTCGCCTGAAAGGCCTGAGCGAATTGCGCCATGTTCGAACCCTGCTCGGCGCCGCCCGGCAGCGAGCTCCACTGACTCTTTAGCGCCCGCGCGATCATCGGCAGGTTGTCGGGGTTCTTGAGGTCGGCGGAGAGCGAGCGCCCGTGCATCTCACGGGCGTAGGCGTCCTGGGCGAGGCCCCAGGCGGCCTGGTCCTGGCTTTCCGGCGAGAAGTCCTTCAAGCCCTGCTTGGTCTTCTGCTGGTTGAAGGTGGTGGACAGAAACTGATAGCGGCCGGCGGCGTTCGAGTTCAGGCCGGCGTTGGGGCCGCGGGTGATCTTGCCGTAGGTGCCGGGGTGCTTGGAAAAGTCGGTGAAGTCCGGCTGGTTGAAGCGCTGGGTGTATGAGCCGTTGCTCTCGAAGCCGGGGCCGCCGATCGTTCGAAGCAGCGCCTGGCCCTCGGCGGGTATGCCTTTGGCCATGACCGGCGGCGAGGTCCCGCCGCCGCCCGGGGACCTGAGCCCAATGGTCGTCCCTTGCGGGTCCCATGGGTGGGCGAAGCCGGACGCAACCGACGGCGGCACGCCGCCGAAGACGGTCGAGAGCGAGCTTAGGGACGGATCGCTCCGGTCGCCGGCGGCCATGTCACCTCACCCCGCCGGTGGCGGAGCGGACGCCGGCCATGCCGAACGGCATGGTGACGCCGGCGCCGGACATGGCGTTCTGCTGGCCGAAGTTGCGGATGAGGTTAAGGGTGTCCTGCGAGAGAGACGCCTGGATCGCCTGTTCCTGCTTGGCTTGCGCCATTTCCGTCTGCGCCACCAGATAGGGATCCGGCTTCGGGTCGGGGGCTTTCATCGAGACCATGAGCTTCCCAGACGATCGTTGATCCTTCGCGGCTGAGATCACGCCACAGTCCTTCCGGGCTCAACGCCCAAGACGGCGAGCCCAACAGCATTTTGACCTGGGAGACGCAGTAGAAGCCGAACTTCGGCGTCCAGTCGCGCTTTCGCCGCACTTTCGCTTTCAAAATGTTGGCGTTGGCGATCCAGTTCATCAGGCCCAAGGGGATAGCCTTGTCGTCCTTAAGGAACGGCCAGACGACCGCGTGCGGCCCGGTCAACGGCGAGAAGTCGATCAACAGCCAGACCTTCGCCCGTCCCATCCAGGCGAAGGCGGAGACGTGGGCGAATCGGCCGGGCATCGCCCACTCATAGCGCCACTTGCCCTGTTTCACGTGAAACGCGACGTGCCAGAACTGAACCTCCTCGGCGGCTATTTCTTCTCCTCCGCAATGGCGAGCGCCTGCTCGATCCGGCGGATGCGCGCCAGGAGCTCGGTCAACGCCTTCATGATCTGGGTCAGGCATTCGAGCTCGCGCTCCGTCATGCGCTCACCCGCCGCAAACTCCGCGCCTGGGCGATCTTCGACCGCGTCCAGGACTGCGCCGCGGTCAGGCCGACCATGCGCCGCCCCTCGCCGAGGAACAGGCACAAATACTGCAGCGCGTCGGCGACGTCGGAATATTTCGCCGCCTCGCCGCGCTTCAACGGCTCCGGGCTGTCGCTGTCGCTCTTATCGATGACGTATTTGCCCATCAGCGCCGCGCGCAGCGTCGGGCAGCCGGTCCCGATCAAAAGCCGGTTGGTGAGAAAGGCGTAAGCGACCGCCTCGAGCCGCAAATTGACGTCGTTGCCTCGGCCCGGCATCGGGTTAATCACCGTCATGCCGTAAGAGCGCATGATGTCGTGCGCCGAGTGCTCGGTCGCCTGGCCCTTGTCGGCCCCCTTGGGATCGCCGGTCACCTTGAGCGTCGCGCCGCGGTAATTGCGCTCGAGCCACCGCTTGAGCGCCGGCGCAAACACCGTCGCCCCGACGCCGTACATGCGGAACTCGGCCTCGACATGGATCTTGTCGCCGACCTCCTGGGCAATGAGGGCGCACGGACGCCGGCCGAAGTCGCAGGCGACAACGACCTCGCGATCGGGGATATATTTGAGCTCATGTCCGGCCAGGTGGACCTCGGGCTTGAACCCCTTCCAGACCGGCTCGCCATGGGCGACGAAGGTCACCCGGTTCATGATCCGGGCGTCGATCCACTGCTTCAAGGCGCCGCGCGCCTTCTCTTTATAATAACCGGGCTTGAGCCACTTGAGGTTCTCGGCCTCCGGATTGTCGACATAGTCGACCACCGTCACCCCGTCGGGCGCAAAAACCTCGATCAGGCCAGGCGGCTGCATCTTCAGCCACCATTCCTTCGGCCACTTGAGCCGCTTCTCGGGCGGCATGTCGTCGGGCCACTCGCTCCACCCCGCCATGCGGCAGATGAAGTGATCCTCGTCGGGCGCGTTCATGTCGGCGATGATGCCGCTCCAGGCGCAGCCGCCGTCGGCCGGCGACGGATATCGTCCCGTGCGCGACTTCCCCTCGATGAAGATGGCGTGGCTCTGGTACTCGATCTCGTTGAAGAAGATCCCGGTGTACTCGACCGACTTCAGCTTCTTGACGTCGTCCTCGCCGTCGAGCGCCAGGAACCAGACCTCGAGCTCGACGTCGCCGATCCTGATCAGATGCTCCATCGGCCGGCCATACTTGGCCGGGCCATACCTGTCCTCCGGGAACCAGTAGAGCCAGGTCTCGAGCGCCGAAGTCCTGAGCTCCGGATACGTCACCCGGACCACCGCCCAGCGCGACCTCCTGACCCCGTCGCGCGGGTTCTTCGGCTGCTCGCAGGCATGCTGCCAGATGCGCATGCACGCCGCCGAGCTCGTGCCCGAGCCGATCGGCCCGACGATCACCGCAACCTCGCTCCGGTCGGCGACAAACTCCGCCAGGACCCGGCCGTCCGGCTCATAGACCTGCTGCCGATCCTCGGTGAACTCGAGCGCGGGCATTTACCGCACCCACCCCCTCGGCAACCTTCCCTTGAACACTTCGAGCGCCCGGCTCTCCCTCAGCCGCCGCTGCGCAATCCGCGCCGCCATCCCCTGCCGCTTGGCCGCATCCTCGATCAACGCCCGCCGGTCGCCGGCCTTGAGCGCCTGGATCCGCGCCTGCCACTCGTCCCCAGGGCCAGGGAACTCCGTGCCGCTCATTTCCGCGTCGCCTCGCTCGCCGCCTTCCGCTTCGCCGCGGCCATCGCCCGCTCAAACCCATGAACCGGATAGGGAAAAGGCGCCCGCCCCGCAAAATAATCCGACTGCTGCCGCACATTATGCCGACGCCACATCCGGTAACGCCACTCATTCTCAAGCCGATGCGGAATATGACTCATCGCGTCGCCTTGCGCTGAGCCTCAGTCATCGCCCCGCGCCGCTTGCCCTTCGCCGTCGCTTGATTGCTCCCCTTCTTCAGATCCCCCGCCCGCTGCAGCGCAGCCGTCGCAATCGCGAAGGCCGAGCTCTTCGAATGCCCCTTCGCCCGGATCTTCCGAACCGCCTCGTCCAAGATCTTCGGCATGCCTCAACCCTCACCCGCCCTCGCACGACGCCGATACCAGGTCGCCTTCGACACTCCAGCCGCCACCCACGGCTCTCCCGCAGCCTCCGCCTCCAGCCTCTTCACAACCTTCGCGCTCTCACCCCTCGCCTCCAAAAGCACAACCCGCTTCCGCAACGCCTCAACCTCATCCGCCAACACCGCAATACGCTCGTAAACAAAACTGTCGCCGCCGCCCCCACGCTCCCGAACCGGCGCAGCCTTCAGCTTCCCGTCCCGACTCTCGTCCATAACCCCATACCGCGACGCTATCGTCCCCATAGTCTCACCAGTCTCAGTCTCAGTCTCAGTCTCAGTCTCAGTCTCAGTCTCACATGAGACTAGTCTCATCGCAAGCGAAAGTTACCCCAAAGGCGCCCACGCCCAGGCCAAAAAATTCCAGCCAAAAATCGCGGGAGGGGTAGGAGCGCGCGCGACGAAGCGGCCAATTTTCGCCCCCTGGCATGCCCCCCGGGGTAGTGGCCGGAATGCCTTGCGTCTGGGGTGGTCTCGAGCCCGTTCCAGGCCGCGAAACGGCGCGAAACTGGCATGCGCCATCGTTGGCAACGAGAGCGTATGCTGTGCGATATCAATGCGTTAGGCTATGCGCGCAACGATATGCGCAACGAAACGCCAGCAAATTGCGACAAGCCGAGCAATTGCGCCAAACGCCTATTTCACAGAGGCGCGCGCGCCAGAAAACCCGCGGAAAACCGTGCGCTATATAGGGCAGGATAAATTGCGCCTATAGCGGTAGGGTTTATGGGGGTTGCGGCTAGGCTCGAGGACTGCGGGCGCCTGTGGGGGAACCTGGCGTGTCATGGCTGATCGAGGATGCGGCTGATCTTGACGATAGCGGCGGTGAGCAACTCCGTCCTTTCCATGAAATGGTCTCGTTGGCTTCTGAGTCTGTTGAGTTCGATTTCCATTGTGTCGATTTCTGCGACCAATTGCGCTGGGCGCAGTTCCTGCAGTCTCGTTCGTTCTTCGGCTCTTCGTGGCCACATAGGATTAAGGGTCTGGCGTTGTGTTTGGGGTAAGGTCCGGCGGCAGTCTCACGACATAGCCGGGGCGGATAGCTGTGGCGTTCACGTTGGTTTGATGGACGTTGACGGTTGTTCCAGAGCCCTGGCGTTCTCCGAGCATTGTCTCGCTGGCGCGCAACGCCACGCCTTCGTTGTCAGAGTCTGTGAGCTCGCGGACTCGCTCGAGGGCGTGCGGCATATAGCCTAAGCGCTTGGCGGCGAGCATTTGCGTCATTTCGGCGCGAAACAGCGGGTCGGCCAATAGGTTTCGGACATAGGCGCGGCGGACGCCAAGGTAGTCGGCGCAGGTCTGGGGCGCCAGCGGCTTGCCTGGCTCGAGGCCGTGCCTTTCCGCCATGCGGCCGTCAACGCCATAGACCATGAGCGCGGCGACGCGGCGATGCTTGTCTGTGATCGCTGTGAGCGGTTTATCATTTTCGATCAATGACATAACACCGATCTTACGCGCGCGCGGAGCCATGTCAATGCTCTCAGTCTCATAACTAAGCCCGTTAACAATTCGTGATCACTGTAGCCATTGTGGCCGCGAAGACGCGGCTTGACCGCGATCTGAGAGGCCGCTTCGGCGATCGCTCCTACGCGGCCGAAGAGCTCATCGCCGAGCTAACCGCCGCATTCGTTTGCGCGGAGTTCGGCATCGATATGGGCGAGGCGCCCGCGGCCTATATCGAAACCTGGATCAAGCTTTTGGGCGAGCACGAAAAGGCGATTGTGACCGCCGCTGCGGCCGCTAGCAAGGCCGTCGCCTTCCTCGAAGGCCTCGCCCTCGAGGAAGAGCTCGCCGAAGCTGCGTAGTTCCATTCAGGCCACGATGGCCTAGCCATTTGACAAGCTAGGCCATCGTGGCCACATTGGGGAATAGACATGATGACTAGCGACGAAGAAGCCACGCTGAAACAGGAGCTTTTGATGGCCGACATTCAATTGCGGCGTAAGCAAGTGAGTTGGGAAACGCCAAAGAATGTCGCCTTGCTAGCCGCAGCAATCGCCGCAGCGTTAAGCGGGTTCGGCGCCTTTACCGGATATCTCGGCTTTCGCTTGGGGCGCGAAAATCCGCCGGCGCCTATTATCATCCAATTACCACAGCAGGCGCCCAAATGAACCCGCAAGAACTCAAGAGCGCACGCGAGTCTCTCGGACTCACGCAAGCGCAATTCGCCAAGGCCTTCGCAGTTTCCTTGCGCGCCGTCGGCGGCTGGGAGCAAGGCGAGCGCAACGGCCGCCCGCACGCTATCCCGCCGCCGATCGCGCTCTTAGTCCAGATGGCCATCAAGCACGCCAACGTGCGGCGCGAACTCGGCATCAAGTCATGAGCGACGACGACGAACGCCAATTGAGGATCGATCTTATGGCCATTCAAATCGAACGGCTCCGGCAGGAAATCCGCATGGAAAACCGCGTCCAGCTTGTGCTCGCCGTGGCCGCGGCCCTTGGCGTTGGCGTGGCGATCGGCCGCTTTTGGCTGTTCCACTCATGACCGGCCCGACCATCGTTTAAACCGCATTAGAGGCCCGCCGGCGGCTTTTGTCGCTCGGCGGGCCGCGGCCATGATCGAAGGCAAGGTCAATAACCTCAAAGCCGCAGGGCAGCGCCTATGACCATCTCCCCCGAAGAACTGGACCGGCTGCGGGCGATTGCGGAGACGGAGCTCCGACTCTCGCCAGATGGTCAAGCATATCTGCACATCGCTGTCCCATCCATGGTCGCCCTGCTCGACGCGCTCGCGCAAGCGCAGCGCGAGCGGGACGAGGCGCGCAAGCGTCTCCGTGAGCGCCCGACTGCGCCGCCCTAAAACGCCTCCCTGGCCCGCCTGCGGCCCGTGGCGGCCCATGCCAAGCCGATAAACCCGATGAGCAGCATCGCCCAGGTCGACGGCTCTGGAATGGCCGACGCGGTCATCGATATGCCATCGACCGTGACCGACGCGCCGGGGCTGAGCGTGAGCTCGAGCGTCTCGCCCATCGAATAGAGCGACCCCGAGCCCGGCGTGAAGGCGACGTTGTTGAACGAGAACGCATGCGGCCCGGTCAGCGAACCCGAGTCGAACAGCGCATTCTCGACGCCGAACGTGGTCGTCGCGTCCTTGCCCATCTGGCGATCGAGCGCGTCGACATAATACTGGCCGGCGAAATCAGCCGAGCCCGAAGCCAGGTTGATCGTCGCGCTCTGCGAGTATCTCTTGTCCGGCCCGAGATAGCCGATCGCGCCAACCGCGAAGTCGATCGTCTGGGTGCTCCCAGTCGTGTTGTTGATAAAGAACTCGCCGCCCGAAACTTCATTCGGCCCGGTTTCGCGTTGGCCGACCACGCCGGTGATGGTGACGCCGTTCAGGTTGACGGTCGTGAGCGTGGTCACGCCGGTCCCGGTTGCGGTCTGCAAGTCGCCGCTCGCCGCGGCGTTGTCGATGCCGATCGCGACGTTCTCGGCGTAAGCCGGCGAAACCCCGAACGCGGCGGCGAAGACGAAAGGCAGGATCAATCTCATGGCTTGGCTCCCCGATTGGACACGCGATGAGAAGCGCCGCCTTTCAACGAGCGCGCAACGCCCTTACGCTCGCGCGTTTCTAACGCCAATGTGACGGCCTTGCGCCGTCGCCGCGCCTCGCCGGAGGCCTTGCCGCCCATCTGCGCAATTCGGCTACGCGCCGCCTTGGTCATCAGGCACGCGCCCTTAATTCCACCCATTCGGCCCCATTGCTGACGCAATGTTTTTCGCCCGCCGACCGCGATCGACGCGAACGGCACGGCGTTTGCGGGCAACGGAGCACCTCTCCGTTCGACCGGGACCACGATCAGCCGGACCTCGAGCGCCGCCAGCATGCCGCCAATCGAGCGCAGACCCAAGCAGCGCGCGTGCTTGCCGGCGGCGAACAATTTGCCGGCGTAGCCGTCGGGCAGCCCGCCGGCGCGCTCGATCTCGAGATTGGTCAAGCCTAGATGCTCCTTGCGCGTGCGCAACGCTCCCATCAGCGTCGCGTAATCGTGCGCCGCAACAAGCTCGAACGGCTGCTCAGTCATACTCGGCACGGCCGCGCAAGTCCTCGGCGGCCATCGCCTCGAGCACCCGGATCTGCATCTTCGCCATGAGATATTCGCCCATCGACGGATACTCGCGCGTCTCCAAGACCGCGCCATCGGCCGCCATCTCGAGGCTGACCTCGCGCCCGCGGCCGAGCGCGCGTCCCAATGCGCGAATAAAATTGAGCGCCCCCGAAGAATCCGCCCGCCGCCTTACCGGCTCCATCAGGGCTGTCGCTCTCGTTGCCAACGATGGCCTCCTCTCGAAAAGCGTAGTCCCCCTGGTCGCGAAACTGTGACGCGCCGGGCGCGACCATGTCAAATAACCTTTTTGTTGGTCTCGTTGCGCCAGTCCCGCGCCTTGCTCGGCGGCCGTCCTTGCCCGGTGACATGGCGGAAAATGGCGTCGATGAAATAGTCCACCACCTGCTGCATGAGCTCGAGCTCGCGCTGCGCCTTCTTCTCGCTCATCTTTCCATCGCCGACCCGCTTCGCATAGACAAACCGCCGCAGCGCCAGTTCCCGCCGGCAGCAATCGAGCAACTGGTTGAGATCGAACTCATCCTGGATGTCCGTCATCGCCGCGTTCCATGAAATTCTTATAAACCTGGATCATGTGTAGGACGCACAGCCTTAGCTGCTTCAGCGACACGACCATCGTCGTCTCGTCGCCGCGGTGGGCCGCCTCGCCGGTCGAGCGCGAATAGCTTGACGCCAAGTCCGACACGCGCTCGATCTCCTCGAACGGGCCATTGCGCAGCGTCGCCTCGATGTTCTCGTCCGATCGTTCATACATTTCACATCCCGAGGGTATAGGCCCTATACAGCTAACGATTAGCGTTGACGGCTAATCAGGGCCTGCAACAGAGGTCAGTTTACTGCTAAGCTACGTTTCTACACGTCATCCGAACCTACGAACATTAGCGGACTATAGGGCACCCCCTTCCCCCTCATGATCACAGGGCAAGGGCGTCCAATCGCCGGTCGGCGTCGGGCAAAGCACTCCCGGTCTCTGAAAACTTGCGTCTTCAAAGTGTGTTGGTTTCCTGCTATAGGGGAGCTGACTAGTATCGTTCCCCTATAGCGGCGGCGCAGCGCTTCGGTGCTGCGCCGCTCGGTTTCAGAGCCTTTCCTTTCTCCTCCCTATCCGAGCGTCGCGCGCCCGAACTCGAGCGTGCGAAGAGTTTCGAGCGCCGCGCTGAGGCGCGGCAGCCAATGATGTCGTTCCTGGTCGGTGAGCCTGCGCGGGGCGGCGGCAAGGACGGCCAGCGCGAACTGCAGCGCTGCGATCTGCTGTTCGAGAGGGACGTGCTCGGTGGTCATGACGCCTCCGGTTCGGGTGGAATCGTTGGCGCCTTCGGCTTAATCATCCCTATTTTGAGGCCGAGCAAATGCCGGCGAATCCGTAGGGGGCCGCGGCTTTCGTTCATCCATATCGTGACAAAGCTCTGCCACCACGCTCCGTCATAGATCGGCGACAACACGGGTTCAAAATCCCAGATCATCGCCTGAAATTGATCAACGTCCCGCAGGGTGTCGATGTATCGACGCTCGGCCGGCGTCACATGATGCCGGCAAATCACCGCACAATGCGGCGCGTATTTGATCAGCGACTCGTAGAGCCAACGCTGGCCTTTTAGCGTTCGTCCGACTTCATCCCAACTGCTGCATGTGATGGAAAAGTCGGAAAATAGAATCCTGCCGTTGTTGTCGAAGCACAATCCTACCGGCGGATGGTCGACGTCGGAAGGCGTGCTCTTATGACGCAGCAAGCCGTTCCAGCCGGAGCTGTCGAGCATCTTGCTGGTCGCGTAAGCCTTTTCGAGAATAATGCTGCCGGCCGTAGCGCTGTGTTCGGGCATTTCCCGTCACTCCGCTGCGATCATTGTCTTGTTGGCCTCGAGGCCGGCATGCGTCCACCCGGGCGCGCTTGTGGCGTTCTCGCGGGAGAAGAGCTCCAATCGCGTTGAGGCGTCATAATCCGGGTACATGCGCTCGATCTCGCCGCGAATCTCCGGCGGCTTGGCGCTGTGCTCGCGCCGCGGATAGCGAAACAGGGAAGGCGGGAGATAAACCGGCCCCGGCGGCTTGCCGCGCGCGCCATAGAACAGGAGTTCATGATAGTTGCGAAAGATGAGGCCCGTCCCCGGAACGCCTTTGTCCCACGCGGCGCTGGCCTTGAACTGGAAGCCCCACGCATCCATGACCCTGAGCGCAAACGGGACGTTGGAGGACGTCAACCATAAAAAGAGCATGGCGTCGTCGTGGGCGATCTCGCTGATGCGCTTGCCGTCGATGGCGAAGTTCTCAATCTCTTCCCATGACAGCGTCGGATAATGCTGGTTCGGGCCGCGGTAGCTTCCTTCGGTATAGGTAGCAAAGCTTGTTGGCGGGTCGGCATAGATGAGCGCGAAGGGGCCGAATTTCGCTGCAGCCGTCGCGGCGGCAACGGCGGCGGCATGAATCGCTTTGTGCTTCTTCTTGCGCGCGGAAATCTTCCAGAATGGCCGGGCGAAGCTGAACATGTCCTTGATCGTGTTGAGCCTGCCCCTCTTGGCGGCCTCCGCAAAAGCGTTCGGCAGCTTGTTGTCAGGTATAGCGCCGATGCGCTCGCATTCGTTGGCGCGGTTCTTATTGAGGCCGAGGTCCTTGAGGTAGGCGCGGAAAAACGTGTCCCGGCTCGGGACATCTTTTTTGCCGCGCCCGGGACCGTGCCCACGCTCCACCTTCGCCAGTTCGCGTCCGAGCTTCCAGCGCGCCAGGAAGCGCGCCTCGTTGGCCGGACGCATCGCCTCAGTGTTTTCGCGATAGCCGGCGTTCGCCATCATCTCTTCAATGGTGTCGGCGGCAGCGACGAGGCCAACCAGCTTGCGCGTGTCGGTCTCCGCCTCGATCTGCTTTCGCAGCGCATTGATGCGCGCGTCGTAGGCGGCGACGTCGTCGTTCACCGCACCGCCCCCCAGCGCTTGAGCCATTCGATCGGCTCGTCGCGGCCGGTCGCCACCGCATGCGGCACGTCGTTCAAGAGAAGCAGCGAGCGGAACTCGCTCTGCTGGAACCGCTCATCCTGCTCGATCATGCGCTCGCTTCCACTCTAAGCGCGCCCCACATTTTCAAGGCGGCGAGCGCCTTATCGAAGCCGTCGCATACGGCGTGCGGCAGCGCTGTCTCCACGCACCAGCGGGCAAACTCTTCTTGCGCCGGCGACAGTGTCCTGCGGCGGCGCTTGAGTTCTAGGAAATGCGGCACACCCAAGTTCGAGATCAGGATGAAGTCTGGCCAGCCCGGCTTGACGCCCATGCGTTTCAAGCGGGCGGCGGTGACCTTGTCGCGGAGCTCGCCCGAGGCGATGTGCGTCCACCGCCAGCCCGTCGACGCCCAGCGGTCGAGCATTTCGGCGACCATGACGTGAGTGGCGAACTCTAGCGCTGGCGGCGCTCTGCGCGGCCGGCGCGCAAACAGGTCATGCTGCAGGGGCGCGCACGGCTCGCGGGCTTTGAGCGCGCTACTCTGCGGCATCGCTATAGCCTTCGTCGGGGGCAAAAATTTCCAAAGGCTCGCCGAGCTCGCGCGCCCACCTGACCATGGTGGCGTATGAAGCTCCCCGGCGGCCGACTTCGACCGCCTGGACGTAGAGCCGGGTTAAGCCGAGCCTGCGGGCGAGCTCCGGCTGGGTAAGGCCCAGCCGCTCCCGCGCCGCCCGCAGCCGGTTGCGTCCTCCCGCACGGGGCGGGCGGACGCCGCCGGGGGGGCGTCCGCGCGCGACCTTTTGGCGAGTCCTTTTGGCCGCGTTTTTGGCCGCGATTTTTGTTAATAGCCGGCCTAGTTTGGCGTACGGTTCCATATTGCCATAAAAAGTGCCGCAGAGCCAACCGAACGTCAAGAGGCGATTTGGGGTCCAGCAAAACCTTGGCGGCCGCCCTGTCAATTTGACAAAAGCCGGGACGGTCTTTACAACGTTGCCTCTATGCCAACATCCATCAACTCGCCCCATCGGCACTACTTGAAGGAATGGCGGTTGAAGCGCGGCCTTACCCAGCGCGAGCTGGGGGAGAAGCTCGCTACCTCTAAAGGCATGATTTCCCGCTATGAAACAGGCGAGCGCGGCATGACGCTCGAGGTCCAGTTCGCGCTCATGGAGGCGCTCGACATCACGCTTGCGCAGTTCTTCGCCCACCCGGATCGTGAGTCGCTCGATGCTGTCGTAGAGGGGGCCTCGGAGGAGGAAAGGGCGCGGGCGCTCGCCGTCCTCAAGGCGTTCGTCAATCACTAGCGCGTAAGTTTATACACAGAAAAATTTTTGCCGCCGTGATTGCTCTTGACATAAAGTTGTCGCTCGGACAACTTTAGCGCCATGAGCAGCGACGGCTTCGACGTCATTCAGTTCCTTGCCGACGGTTCGCGCGAGCGGGTGCGCGAAGGCGTGCCGGGGCTCGAGGCGATGAAAGCGGCCCGACACTATTGCACGTGCGTCGCCGCGCAGCTTGGCGTCGTGCGCCGGGTCGTGATCATCGATGACGACGACTGCTGCAATTTCGAATGGCGGTTCGGCCAGGGCGTCGTCTTCCCGCGGCCCGCGGACATCGGCGAGGCGCTGCAGTGAACGGCGACATCGAGATGGCGGAGCAGGGCGGAACCCCCTCGTCCGCTCCGTCCTCCCCGGAGGGAGGTCGCTCACAACCTCCTCTCTCCGGGGAACCCAAGCGCCGAAAAACCGCGTCGCCGCCTCCCGGCGGCGGAGGCCTGCTCGCCATCATCGAGCGCCTCGCCAACCTGCAAGCGCCGCCGATCGAAGTGATCGAGCGCTTGCTTGCCCAGCGACGCATTGAAGAGGACCGCGCCGCCGAGCGCGCCTTCAACGCCGCCCTGTCGAAGGCGAAGGCGAAGATCGAGCCCGTGCTCAAGACGCACGATGTCGACTTCGCGTCCGAGAGAACCGGGAAGCGCACCCGCTATAAGTACGAGGAGTTCGCCGATGTGGCGCGCGCCGTCGATCCGGTGTTCGCCGACTACGGCCTCGCCTATCGCTTCAATGTCTGGAAAGAGAGCAACGTCGCCCTCGTCGTCACCGTGCTTTCCCACGCTGACGGTCACAGCGTCACCTCGAAACCGCTCGACGCCGTCATTGACGCGGCCGGCTCCAGCATGAACCCGCTGCAAGCGCTGGGCTCGGCGCTCACCTACCTGCAGCGCTATGGGCTCAGGGCCGCCATCGGCCTCGCCGCGGGTAGGGACGACGACGCCCAATCGCTCAATGACGCCGCTGATCCGGTCATCGACCTCGACAACGCCATCTATATCGACGACCTGATCCGCGAGACGAAGAGCGATAAGGGAAAATTTTTGCAGTATGTCGGCGCTGAGTCCGTCCAGACGATGACCAAAGCCCAGTTTGACAAGGGCCTCGCCCGTCTCAAGGCCAAGCAGCACCAAGGCAAATGAGCGACGTCTTCGTCGAGATGCGCCAAGGTTCGAACGAATGGAAGCAGGCGCGCGCCGGCTCGCTCGGCGCGTCCGACATCGCCGACGCGCGCGCCCGCATCAAGACGGGATGGGGCGCGAGCCGGGCCGCGCTGATGGCCAGGCTCTTGATCGAACGGCTGACCGGCCAGTCCGTCGAGACCTACCAGAGCCAAGCGATGCGCAACGGCATTGAGCGCGAGCCCATGGCCCGCCTCGGCTACGAAATCGAGAAGGGCGTGACCGTGGTCGAGATCGGTCTGGTGCGCCACCCGATCATTCGCGGAACTCACGCTTCGCCCGACGGCCTCGTCGGCGACGACGGCCTGGTCGAAATTAAATGTCCGGAAGAGGCCGCTCATCTCGATTTCCTGCTCACCCGCCAGGTCCCTGACCGGTATCACCAGCAGGTTCAATGGCAGATGTGTTGCGCCGGACGGTCATGGTGCGACGTCGTGTTCTATAACCCGAACTTTCCCGGCCCGATGCAGCTTGCGATCGAGCGCGTCGAACGCAACGATCGGCTGATCGAAGAGATGGAGGTCGACGCTCGCGGCTTCCTCGACGAACTCGCGAGCAAGGTCGCGGCGCTGCTTGAGGCCTATGGGCTTGAGGAGAGCGCCGCATGAGGCACTCGATCGTCATCCACGCCAAGAACCGCGACCAAGTCGTGGAGCTGGTCAAGACCGCGCCGTCTGGAACGCGGTTCGAACTGATCCACGACCCACGCACCAACCGGCAGAACCAACTGATGTGGTGCCTGCTGAGCGAGATCGCGACCAAGGTCGAGCACTGCGGGAACCACTATGACGCCGAGGCGTGGAAGTGCGCCTTCCTCAAGGAGATGGGCAAACGGATGCAGTTCATGCCGGCGCTCGACGGCGAGGGCGTGGTCGCCGTCGGCTATCGCTCGTCCCATTTGACGAAAGAAGAGTTTTCCGACCTGCTCGAGCGGATCTGTCAGTACGCGGCCGAGCACGGCGTCGAGACCGGAGACGCGGCGTGACGCCCGAGGAACGCGATCGGCTGGTCGAGCTCGTCCATGTTTGGCGCGACGCCGCCGCGCGCCACGCCAGCGAAGCACAGTTCTCGGGCGAAGAGGAGCGCTTTCTGCATGAGGAAGCCGCTCGGATCTATCGACGGTGCGCCGACGAGCTCGCAGGGGCGATCGGGAGATGAGGACGCTCTATCGCCCCTTCCCGGCCGACGTGAAGGTGGCGATCGTCAACCGGGCCGCACGAAAAGGGCGCATCCATTGCGAAGGCTGCGGCGAGGTGATGCTGTTTCGACGGCAGTGGGAGATCGACCACATCATCGCCGAGGCCGTAAGGCCGGACGCGGACAAGAAGCGCCGCCTCACGCCGGCGGATGGCATGCTCTTATGCAAGGCCAAATGCCACCGCGGGCCGGAAGGCAAGACGAGGGAGGACGTCGGCCTCATCGCCAAAGCCAAGCGGCGCGAGGCGGCGCACTTAGGCGTCAGAAAAAAAATTCGGCGGCCGAAGGAGAAGCCGCCGCTGACCAAGGTTGCCCGTGGGGCGCCCGAAATCGTGAGGAGGTTCACATGAACGAGATCGCCGCCAACCGTCTGAAAGCCGCCATGCGCAACGCCTCGAACGAGGAGCTCGACGCGGCGGAAGAGATCGGCCAGCAGGCGGTCGCCATCGCGCTCGCCTGCCCCGCGCCCGACGCGACCGCAGACGTGGAGATCGAGGAGGCGGTCGAGGCCTCCGCCCGACAGATCGCCCGCATCGCCATCCGCCGGGTGCGCGAGCGGATCCAGGCGCTGGAGCAGAGGAAGTGACGACGTACTGCAAGCACGGCGAGCTTAGGATCTGGTGCCGGGAGGACGGCTGCCGGGGGCAGGCGGTGAATCTCAACTATGTTCGGCGGATACAGTGTCTACCGGCGGTTGCGGCGCGGATCGCCGACGACCTTCCGGAGCTGTTAGGCCGGCTGGCGCAGGATCAGTTCACCTGTGAGGAGGAACATGGTTACACCGACATCGAGGTCGCCAAGCTGATCCAGCATTGTGAGGCGGTGCGGGCCTATGCTGAAGAGCTGGCGGCTCATTATCAGCGATGAAGGAGGTGACAGGTGAAAGCTCACATGCCCGACAGGGCGCTGATCGCCGACGACACGCCGCTCAGGCTCGAGCTAGCCGCCAAGCTGGCGTTCCCGGACGGCAGCATGAGCGCGTCCGGCTTGAGAAAAGAATACGCCAAAGGCAATTTGGCCATTGAAAGGATCGCCGGCAAGCAGTACACAACGTTGTCTGACTGTCAACGTATGAGGGAATTATGCCGCGCCCAAGCCAACCCGCCCGCCTCTGGCTCCGCGAAAGGAACTCGGCCAAAAGCTGGGTCATCCTCGACCACGGAAAGCAGATTGCAACTGGCTGCGGCGCTCACGACCGCGCGGGCGCTGAGAGAGAGCTCGCGGACTATCTCGCCACCCGCGCCAAGCCAAACCGCGACAGCGGCCGTGACCCGTCTTCCATCGCCCTCGCCGAGATCCTGAACCTCTACGCGCTCGATCGCGGCAAGACATTGGCTCGTCCCTACGAGCTCGCCCGCCGCATCGAAACGCTGCTCTCCTTCTTCGGCGAGAAGCCGGTCGCCGCCTTGAACAGGCGCCTGTGCCGGGACTATGCCGCCTTCCGCGGCGAGCATGCGCAGGCGGCTCGGCGCGAGCTCGAAGACCTCTCCGCCGCCCTCGGACACGCGCGCGAAGAGGAAGTGATCACCGTCCATCCGGTGATCGAACTGCCGCCCAAGGCTGCGCCGCGCGAGCGCTGGCTCACCCGCTCCGAGGCCGCGAAGCTCGTCTGGGAGGCGTGGCGCTTCCGGCAGGCCGAGCGGGACGGCTCTCCGGGGCGCTACAGCCGCCGCCACATCGCCCGCTTCATCTTGGTCGGCCTCTATACCGGAACCCGCTCAGCGGCCATCTGTGGGGCCGCTATGGGGCCTGCGATCGGCCGCGGTTATGTCGATCTCGATCAGGGCGTGTTCTACCGCCGCGCGCCGGGGACGGCCGAGACCAACAAGCGCCAGCCGCCGGTCAGGTTGCCGCCGCGGCTCTTGGCTCACATGCGCCGTTGGAAGCGGCGCGGCATCTCGCTCTCCTCCGTGGTCGAGTACGAAGGCCAGCCGGTCGTGAGCGTCAAGAAGAGCTTCGCGCGCACTGCGGCTGACGCCGGCCTGACCAGGGTCACGCCGCATACGCTGCGCCACACGGCGATCACGTGGGCGTTGCAGGGCGGCGCGACGGTCTGGGAGGCTAGCGGGTTCTTCGGCGTGTCGCCCGCGATCGTCCAGAAGGTCTATGGCCACCATTGCCCGAGCGCGCATGACGCAGTCGCCAAGGCGCTGATGAGGAGAACTGTCTATGAGCGAAAGCGCTGACGCCGCCTTTCTCTACGACCTTGGCGCGGAGCTTCGACGCGCTCGCGCCAAGTTTCCGCAGCAATCGTTTTGGCGAACGCTCGCCGCTCTCACGGAGGAGGTGGGCGAGCTAAACCAAGCGATCCTGCAACACCGCGACTATGCGACGATCCGTGGCGAGGCGATCCAAGTCGCGGTCATGGCGCTCCGTGTCGCCAACGATTGCGGGCTCGATCTCGCAGTTTTGGATTGAGCGATGCCTATCATCGAGCACGACGTTCGCCTGTGACCATCAACGATGTTTCTTCCGGACCCAGAGGACATGGAACAAAGCTGAAACTGGCAATGAAATGGCAATGAAATGGGATGGGCGAGCGGAACAAACGAGCACAAAGTTGTCTCACAGGCGCACTCAATGACAAAAAAACGCAATAAGTTCAGTGCGAGGGTTGTCTGGACCATCGTTTACACCGAGAGGGTCACAGGTTCGAGCCCTGTACCGCCCACCACAATATCAATAACTTAGCCCATACTTCCTACAGACGGCCCCGGTTTTAGCAATGAAATAGCAATGAAACCCCCCAGAGGCGGTAGGTTGGGGCGTTGAGAAACCGCAACATCTGGGTGCTATGGCGGGGTCCATCCCTCCAGGAGACCCTCCCCCATGGCATCAGCATCGATCACCTTGAACGGCGTTCTCTATCCGAAGGGTCGAAGCGCAGCCGATCAGCCGATCCCCGCGACCTTTGTCGGCGAAGCTTGGTTGACCGACCTCGGAGTCGGCGGCGGGCCGATCATCCCGCCGCAAGGTCCGGTCGATCCGGGTTACAGCCCGCCGTGGGCGCGGCCGCCGGTTGACCCCGGCTACTCGCCGCCGTGGGCGACCCCGAGCCCGAAGCCTCCCGGCACGCCGGTCCATCCGATCTGGGGGCCGCCCGGCTTCAACCCGCCCGGCGAAGGCATGCCTCCGGGCATCTGGGGCGGGCCGATCATTCCGCCCAACGTGCCGCCCGGTCTGCAGCCGCCGACGCCGCCCAACCCCGGCGACCCGACTACGCCAGTGCCGCCGCCCGCGGGCTCGGCGGGTTGGCCGGTGCAGCCGATCGCCGTGCCGCCTTATATCGTGGTGAACTATCCCGGCGTCGGGCCGGTGGTTGTGGCGCCGCCTGCAACGGACGCGACCACGCCGCAGTAGGCCTACTCGATCGCCTTGATCCGCGGCACGTAGCCGCCGAGGAACTGCACCTGTTCCCCCTGCCGCCGGGAGATAATTTCCGGCGGCGTATCCCACCATAGGATCGCCCTGGCGCATCCTTCCTTGTCGCCGGCGTTGAACCGCGCGACGAAGGTGCTCTCGGCGAACCCGCCCTGGCCGATGTTGAAGCAGATCGAGACGAAGGCGTCATACTCGTTCTGCGCCATCTCGGCGGTGACAACCTCGTTGACCGTCGCCTCGTAGGCGTCGAGGTCCTCGTCGAAGATCGCGTCCGCCTCCTCTTGCGTGATCGTCATGCCGGGCGCCGGGATAGGCTCCCCCGCAGCCGCAGTGTGCCCGACGCCGATCGTCCAGACGCCAACCGAGTCCTGGTAGGCGGTGAGCTTGCAGCCCTCACGGTCCCTTAACACGGCGACCCCGGCGTCCGAGAGCTCCATCACTTGCCTCCAAGCCGCTGCCGGACGGTCGCGCAGTCGGTGGTGACTGCGATCAGTTTGCCGTCAACCGTCTGCAGGATGCACTTGACCGACGAGGCGAAGTGATCGGAGGCCGACTCGCGCGGCTCACGCACGCTCACCACCGTCGCCGGGTTGACGTCGATCCGCTGGCCGTCCGGACCCGATAGCGTGACCAGCGCGACCGCGACAATGATCACAGCCCTCTAAGCCTTGGCGGCCCTTCGACTCCGGCGATGCCGAACACGCCGAGCAGGATATAGATCGCGATCAGGACCAGGATGATGGTGACCGCAACCCGGATGATGCGCGCAGCCGGCTCGGGCAGCGGGAAATTGTCGAGCACATAGTTCACCAGCCACCAGAGCACGGCCAGGATGATGATGTAGATGATGAGGGAGATGAGGGCGCCGATCATTAGAAGCTCCTCCACGCAGAGAGCCGGACATTCCAGTTGGCGTTGGTGAGCGCGCCCGGGGTGCCGCCGGCGAATGGCGCGACGGTGAACGTGATCGAGTTCTCCATCGAGAGCGAGACGTTGTGGTTGTCGATGGCGGCAATAGTGCCGCCGGACTGCCCGACCAGGTCCCAGTCGATCTCCGCCCCGACCGGATAGCCCTTGTCGGTGGTGACGCAGATGAGCTTGGCCTGCTTGTGGTAGCCGATCGGCGGGACGCCCAGGTTGTGGGTGAGGTTGGTTTGGGTCGAGGTCGCCGGCACCGCGATCGGAACGCCGACGAAGCAGCCGTTGTACTGGTAGGCGACCGTGCTCGTGACGCCGGTCCCCGAGGTCACCGCTTCGCCGACGAACACCACATTGGCCTGCGGCGCCGCCGAGCCGTTGCCCATGTAGCCGGTCATCGGGCCGATCAGGAAGGTGAACTGGCCGAGCGCATTCGAGGGCGTGCCGCCGAATTGATAAGCCGGCGGGAGCGTGGTCGAGCCCGGGGTCAGGCCGCCAGCGGCGTTGACCGTCACGTAGAGATAGTTGGTGGTCGAAGGCGCAAGGCTCGACCAGGTTAGAGCCGTGCCGCTGCCGATAAGGTCGTTGGCTCCGCCCGAGGCTGCGCCGTTCGCCGCCGAGACGATCAGCGGCGAGCTCCCGATCGAAGTCAGACTGAGCGACCCGGACGTGGCGGGCAGGAAGCCGGGCTGTCCCGTCGCCGGGATAAATGGGCCGCCGACCACCGTCTGACGCCGCGCCGCGCCGTAGCCGAGCAGGTTCAGCATCTGGCCGCCGGTCGGCTGCGTCGCCAGGCTCTGGGCAAGGGAGGAGAAACCCAGGGTCGTCAACGCAGCCGCGGCGTTGGCGGCGGTGACCAGGCTCTGGCCAAATGTCGTCAATCCGAGCGCGGTCATCGCCGCCGCAGAGGTGGCTGCGGCCAGCATCGTCTGCATGAAGGAGGAGACGCCGAGCAGCGTCAGCGCCGCGGCGGCGTTGGCCGCCGACGCGAGGCTCGCGCCGAAGCTCGAGCCGCTGATCGCCGTCCAGAAGGCCGAGCTCGAGGTCGTCCCGATCAGCCCCTGGAACCAGGTCGAGAACCCCATCAGGCTCAAGGCCGCGGGGTAGCTCGAGGCGGCGATCACCGGCGTCATCGGCCCCGAGACGGTGATCGAGCCGGCCGTCACCGAGCTCGAGGCGACCGGGTTGCCGCTCGCGTCGAAGGCGAGGAACTTGTTGGCCCGCGATCCTTTGGAGAGCGGGAAGGTGTTCAGGAACGCCGTCCACGCCTCGCGCAGCGAAGCGACGATCTGGCCGATGTCCTGCTGGTACTCGCGCCGGCCGATCGATGGGCTAGTGTTGAGCGCGCCTTGGCGCGGCCGCCAGTCGCCGAAGATCTCGAGCGTTCCCGAACTTATCGCGGTCGTGAGGGTGATCTGGCCGTCGGTGATCGGCAGCGCGATGGTCGAGAGAGTAGCGCCCGAGGCCGACGAGAAGGTCCAGGCGGCGGTGACGACGCCGTTATAGTAGACGGCGATGTCTGCGCCAGTGCCGAACACTGGGAACGGCACGGCGAACACCGAGGTCGACGAGGTCGGCGCGTAGCTGATGTAGCGGTCGGCGTCGAGGATCGGCGGGACAGGCGGAGGGGCGGCCATGGGCGCATCTTGCGGATGCCGTCTAGGGCCTCAACGCCCCTATCAGCAGGGGTTGCCCCAGCATTCCGTTGAGCGCCCACCATCGCTCGGGTTATAGCCTCCGAGCGAGAGCGCAATCCCAAGAAAGACTGGGATAAGAAATATCAAAAGCGCTTTGATCCAGTCCGACACGTTTGTCTCCCTTAGAGGACCGGAGCCTTATCACGTCGTTGCCGTGTAGACAACGTTACTGCGGCGTCGTCCACATTCCCGGATAGGCCTTCGGGTTGCGGTTCATCGGCCTGATGCCCCAGTGCCGGTCGAAGTTGTCCTCGGCCTCGTCAAGCAGGCGTCGGAAAAACATATAGTTCTGCAGCGGGATAAAGGTCTGCCTTGCGTTGTTGACGTCCCGCGCGGTGGTGGTGTTGGAGAAGACGTGCGGGATCGCCATGCCAAGCCCCATCGCTTCCTTGAAGGTCGGCCCCAGCGCATCCTCGACCGCATTGGTCTGGTCGCGCCGCTGCGGCGGCTTGCCCGTCCCGATCGCCCGGAAGATGTCGGTCTTGCCGTTGGTGAGCTTGGCCTGCAGCGTGTTCATGGTTGAGAATGGCCCCAGCATCCCAGAGCGCAGAAGCGCCTCCTTGACCCAGTCCTGCGGGCTCCAGCCGGTCATCTGCTCGACCCGGCCGGACGCCACGCTATAGGCCCAGGCCGACAGCGCTCCCATGGCCAGCATCGACAGCATGCCCTGCAGCGCCCGACCGTCGCCCATCTGCAGGTTCGAAAGCATGATCTTGTGCCAGGCGGCGTATTCGAACGAGCGAAACTGCAGCGCCGCCCGCCCCATCGGATGATCGAACAGGAACGGCCGCTCCTGCCCCGGCTGCGCCACGGCGGTATTGGCTTCCTTGCGCACCGCATTGACGAAGGCGCGCTCTGCCGCCGGGTCCCAGTCGGCGGTGTTCGGCAGCTTGACGCCATTGACCTCGGTATGGCCGTTCTGGAAATTGTCCCAGATCTTGGCCGCCATCGGCTGGTCGATGCCCGACCAGGCCATCATCCGGACGTCACGCTCGGTCGCGGTCCCGTTGACGATCCGCTCGATCGAGCGGAGATGGTCGGCGCTCGCCGCCATCGCCGCCACCTGGCGCCAGCCGTCTGTCCACGGCCCATGCAGGTTGAGCCACATCGAGCCCTTGGTCGCCGTCTGAAGCCCGCGCTCGAAACGGTTGCCCGGCAAATGGTCGTTGGTGATGTCGGAGAACGAGGTCGCCATGTGACCCATGGCGGTGTCGACGCCGATGCCCCATCCCTTGACCATGTCGCGCGCCGCCTGGCCCGATTTCGACAGGCGAGTGAGCGCGCCGATCATCGGCAGGAAGCCGTCGCCCATATAGCCCAGCATGCCGCGGCGAGAGACGGCGTTGGCCACGTCCTGCAGCCGGTTGAGAACCGAGGATCCCAGCATGGTGATGGCGTTGTACTGCATGACGGCGCGCGATACCCGCCCGAGGTTGCGCTGCCAGGCAGTGGTCGGCAAGCCATAGACTCCGCGGTAGCGATCGCGCATCCCGACCACATCGGCGAGCTCCCGCTTGCGCTTGGCGTCGATCTTCGCCGCGAGCTCCTTGGTCGGGGCCTTGGCGATCTGGGCGTCGTAAAATTCGTTGATCCGCTTCTGCGGAATGGTCGCCCTCAAGTCGCCGAACCGCTCGATATGCATGGCGTCCGGAACGACGTTCTTGAGATAGGCCGGGATGACATGCTCGAGATCGGTATGGACGAAGTCGAGCACGTCCTTGGTCGGAATGGCGAAGGCTCGGCGGTTGAGCGAGCCGCGCAAGTCATCGGACGAACTCGCCCATCCGCCATGCGGGTCCGCCTTCGGCTCGTCATAGGGCAGACGCCCGTCCGGATCGGTGTCGATGCGGTGGCGAATTTCGCGCGCTCGCGACATGATTTCTTCGGCCGAGAGATCGGTTGGGGCCTCGAGGATCGCGCGCACCGTCTTGTCGATCGCCGCGTCGGCCGAGGTTAGCCTCGCGGTCGGATCCGCGCCTTTGAAGGTTCCGGCGAGAACCTTGGCGGCCCTTTCGGCTTCGTATTTTTCGCGGATCTTCAGCGCGGCCTTGGCTTCAGCGGAGGTGTTGCCCTCCCACTTCGTCACTTCCTCTTCCACCGCCTTGCGCACGTCGGCGAGCTCGGCGTTGCGCCGGCCGAGCTCCTCGGTGAAGTGGTTCAGTTGATCGCGCTTGCCTGCCATCCGGTCGGCAAGAACGTTGCCGCGATTGCGGATCTCGGTCTCGAATACGGCGCCGCCGCGGGCGCCAGGAACTCGCTGACCTTCGATGCGGCCTATATCTTTGCGCGCCTTGTTGAGCTCTTTGATATAAGGCGCGATCTCTTTCCGGATGTCGGCGCGGCTCTTCTCGAGCGCCGCCAGCGTTGCCGCCTCGGGTTGGTTCCTCGCCCCGACCGCTTGCTCACGCGCTCCCCTGATCCCCTCTTTGAAGCCGCCGATAACTCGCTGAACCTCGTCCTGGTATTCGTGCGCCCCCTCGAGGGTCGAGACGATGTCGCCGGCGTCCTTCAGTCGTTGGTTCGCTCCGATCAGCCGCCACAGCGCGGTATCCGCGCCTGTGACGCCAGGGAGGCCGGCGCGCTCCGCTTTGATGTCCTTCGCCAATTGCTCAAGCTTGTCGAGGTGCGGCTGCACCGTCGCCTGGATGCCGCGAACCTTCTGCCTCAGATCGTCGAGCGGCTGCGACAACTGAGCCGACCGCCGATAGGCGAACTGGTTCATCCGCGAGATTTCTTCCGAGCGGTTGGTAGCGGCTTCGAGAGCCGTCCTTCTGCCCTCGATCCTGGCGTTGAGCCATTTGTTGCGGTCGTTGAGCCAACTGAGTTGATCGTTGAGTCCGCGCAGCCTGGTCTGGATCGAGGCCTTGTTCGCCTGCTGCTTCGAAAGCCAGTTCGAGACGATCGAGTCGAAGCGGTTCGGGTCGCGGCCGATCGCCTCCTTCGACCAGAAGCGCGGGGCGAAGCTCTTGTCGCCCTTCGGCGGCTCGATCACGTCGCCCATCAGCGCCTGGCCGTTCATGTCCTTGACGCTCGAGAGGTAGCCCTTGACTGGATCCATCACCTGGGCGCGCAGCGCCTTCGCCGCCGCCTCGACCTGCGGGACGGCGTGCGTGTCGCCGTCGACCATGGCCGAATAAACTTCGCTCTTGAACTGGCTGAAGTTCATGCGGCCCTGCGCCTGGCCGCGGATATCCTCGATATAGGCGCGGCCGCGGGTGAACGGGTTCTCGGGCAGGTTGCGATAGTCGGCGAAGTAATGCTCGAGCACGCCGTTGTTGAGCATGCTGTAGTGGGTGACTGCTTGATCGCGCTGCGCCTCGAGCGCGAGGCCGCCCTGCGCTGGGGTGATCCCCTCGCGCTCCTGGGTGAAGTGGAGCGCGGTGTCGGCAATGTCGCCCGCGTACTGCCTGGCCGGCAGCGAGCCGCGTGAAAAGATGCGGGAGATCGGCGAAAGCCAGCCCGCCTTGGTGGTCGCAGCGTCATAAAGCCGCTGCGCGTCGGATCCGAACGTGCCGACCAGGTTGCGCAATCCGAACGCATGCCACGGCTCGAGCTCCATGGTGCGACGGTCGGTGGTGGCGGCAGAGAGCGAGGCCGGCGATAGGAACTGACCGGCGGCCGGCTGCGGCTCCGGGCCAAGGGGCGGCGCCGCCGGTGGACTCAGGTCGGTCCCGTGCGGTTCCGGCGCGGTCGGCGGGGCCTGGAAGTCACGCCGCGAGGCCTCGAGCGCATTGCCCGCTCTCGCCTTCTCCAGCGGCGAGAGGAACTGCGCGCCTGTGCCGATGATGCCGGCGAGGAGCGCGTTGCTGGCGACATTCCAAGCGCTCTCCTGGAAGCTATGGGTCGGGTTGACGTTCTGCAGGATGGCTTGCTGCGGCACGGTGGCGGCGGCGACCTCGCCTGCAGTCAGCGCTCCCCTTGCAACTGGACCCATGCGCTCGAGCGCACTCGCCGCAACGCCAAGCCGGGAGGCCGCGACCGCCTCACCGCCGGGGATGAACCAATACCAGGGTTCCGCCGCTTGCGCGACCAGCCCGAGCGCCGTCCCGGTCCAGCCGCCCTGCGCCATTGTTTGCTGGTTCTGCTGGTGAATATCGATCTGCGCCATCCGGGCCGCGGTCTGGTCCGGGTTCACGTCGCCCATGAACTGAGACAGGTACGGTTCGTATTTGGTGCCGACGATCCGGGGAACCGGGTTATAGCCGTCGACTGGCTGATCGGACGGCGAGGCCTGCAGCGCGCCGCGCGCCGCCTGGTTCAAGCCCAGCGTCTCGGAAAGCCCGAGCGCATCGGCGACCGGCTTGGCGACAGTCCGGTTGAGAAAGCGCCCGATCGCAGGGAGGTCGGTGGTCTCCTCGGCGATCGCCTGCGGCAATTCCCACGGCAGCGGAGCCGGCGGAGGAGGAGCTTGCGGCAAGTTCAGGTTGATCGAATGGCCATAGGTCGAGTCAAGCGGATCCTGCCCTTCGGTGAAGGTCGGCAATTGTTCAGCTCCCCGGATAGCCGGTCCCCGGCTGCGGCGTCGGCAGGGGATTGGCCGGCAGGGCGAGGCCGGGGAAGCCGAATTGCGGCATGGGCGGGATGAGCGCCGGCGGCGGCGGCGTCGGCCCGGCCGCGCGCTCGGCGTTCGCCTTGTTGATCGTCTCAGCCTGCGCGGCCAGCGGGTCAAAGCGCATCCGCTGGATGTCGCCGTTGTTGTTCATCAACGGAAACCATGAGCCATCCGAAGGACGCTGCACGAAAACGAGGTAGGACGGCGGCTTGCCAACCACATAGTCGGCGCGGGTGGTGTCGTCGCCAACGATGACCCGCGGACCGTTGAACTCGTTTAAGCGCTCCATCTGCTCTCGGCTCGGCCCGTCCGGGCCAAACACGGTCGGCTCAATCCCCTTCTGGCCGCGCTGGATCCCTGCCGGGACGCCAAGCGTCGAGCGCATCATGTCGTCCAACTGCGTGTTCATCTGCGCGCTGGTCATTGACGGACTGCCGTCCGGGTTCCTGTAGTAAGCTTCCGGAGCCCAGGCGGTGACCCGACCGCCGTTGACTTCGCTCGGACTCCACTTGTTGAGGATCCGCTCTTTGGCGCACTCCTGCGCGCCGTCAGGCCCTCCGCCAGCGATGAAGCATTTCTCGTAAGCTTTGCGATAGTCGCCCCACAATTCGGCGTTGGGCGCTCCCTGATCGACCCCTGCCGGGGCTGGCGGCTGGACCGCGCTCGTTCCGCTCGCCCATCGTGACAACAGCCCTTGCGAGAACAATTGAGTGACCTTGTTCACGTCGGTCCCGTCGTCGGCCATCTGCTTGTTGGCCGCCTCGATCATCGGCTTCACTGTCTTTTCCCAGTCAGGGCTGCGCCACCTGTTAACCAGGTCCATCGCCGCCTTCGGATCGGAGGTCATGTTCTCCTTCCACGCCGTCATCTCCTCAAGAACGCCCTTAAATTTGGCGTCGAAGTCGAGCGGGTTCTCCCGATACATCCGGTCAAGCACAGAATAGGAACCCTGCATCTTCATCGGATCGCCGGAATGAAAAGCCTGGGTGAGGATCGAACGCGCCTCCTCTTGATCGGCGAGCCCCTTCAGCGCCTCTGGACTTGCGGTCGCCGAAATTGAAGTCAGCGCTTTCGCGCCGTCCGGACCGTTAATGATGCCGTTAAGGACAGGCGCGTCGTTCTTCTGCAGGAGCGGCGGCGGGGCCTCGTTGAATGCCGCGCCGATCGTCTTCCCCGCCTCAATGCGGGCGGAAAGAACCGGGCCGGTAGCCTCCGGTTGCTGCGGGTTGAACTCCGGCGTCTGGCCGATGATCTTGCGCGCCGCAGCAAAGTCGTAGGGCGCGTTTTGCTTCTGCTCCGCCCGCGCCTTCTCGTAATCCTGGAAGCCCTTGGCGAACCAGCCATGGAGAATGTCAGGGTGCTCGCGGGCGTAGTCGTTGACCTGGCGTTCGAAGTCGGCCGGCGAGCCGCGGGCCGACGGGACTGGAGCTCCAGCCAGGGCGCCGCCTGGCGCCGCCGCCTCAGAGACCGGCTTGCCAGGCGCTGGCATGCCGGCGCCAAGCGGCCCCGCCATTCCGGCCATGATGCCGGCGGTCTTGCCCCACAATTCCTGCGCCTTGGGATCGTCGGGATTGGCGTCATAGTACTGCTTGACCGCCGCCACGCTTTCAACCGGCAATTGGTCGATATATTTCGAGGCGTTCTCCATCCCTTGGACGAGCGCCTCGATTGTCGAAACCTTGATGCCCTTGTCGATCGAGAGCGAGCCGACGCTTTCCGAGAGCAGATAGGGATTGTTCTTGAGCTCTTCGGGCGTATAGGGGCGGGTGTCTGAGGTCGCCGTCTGCGGGCCGCCGGGCGTCGGCCTGGTTCCCTTACCGCCGAACCGAGCATCAACCTGGCCGACCGTCTCGCGGTCGTCGAACTGCCCGAACTGAGCGTGAAGGATATCCTTTGTCCGTGGCCCAAAGCGTGAGATCGGGATCTGCTTCGCCACCTCAATCTGCACGTCATAGGGCGCAGACATGGCATTGGGATATTGCTTCAGGTCCACTCCCGCTCTCGGCGCGAACTCCTGCCAAGTCGGCGTATTGATCTGGGCATAGCCCTGTGACCGGGAGTTGGGTCCGGCTACGTCTGGGTCTGTCTTGCTGTAGATATTCTGGCCGTTGCTCTCCGCCTTCACCAAAGCGGAGATGAAGGAGCCATGGTTGACGGCCGCCGCGGCCTCGGACGTCCCGGTCGTCACCGCCGCCGGCTGCGCGGCAGGCGCTTCCGCCGGCGTCGCAACGGCGGGCGCTGGCTTCGGTTGCTGCGCATCCGGCAACGCCACGCCATCCTTGTCGACATAGACCGGGGCGCCAGCCGCGCTGTGTGCGACATAGACAGCGCCCTTTGGCCATTCTGACTTTGGCGGAATAGGCGCAGGCGTCGCAGCCGCGGCGGGGGCGGGGGCGGCGGACGCCGACGGCGGCGGAGAGCCGTCCTTGCCCGGCAGGTCATAGACCCGGCGCCGCACGTCATCCGGCAACGCCTCGCCGGGCTTCAGATGCTGGTAGGTGACAAAGGCCGCATCGAGCGCCTTGATGCTCTCGAGGTCGCCGAGCCTGACCGACTGCTCGAAGGCGTCGTGGATCCGCCAGTTGTCAGGCGTCAGCAGCTTGCCATCCGGTCCTTTCGCGCCCTTGGCGATGCCTTCGATCAACCCATTGGCGGCATCCTGGTTGACCTTCAGCCGCGCGTTATAAGCGGGCGTCTCGGCCTCGACCGCCGCCTGCGCCTGGGTGAGCAGACGCCGCTTGGTCGACGGATCGAGTTGCGGATCCTGACGGATCCGGTCGACGGCGTCCTTGGCGGCGCGCAGGCCACCGCCGTTCTCGACCAAGTTGTGGATGCCGCCGATGGTGGCCTCCGCCTCGAGCGAGCGGCGAAACTGATCGTTCTTGTGGTTGACGACCTCGTCCGGCGTCTTGGACAGCGGTGAGGCCTGCAGCCTGTCGAGCGCCGCCTGACGCTCCGCCATCGCCTGGTCGAATACCTTGTTGCCCGCGCCGACGCCGTTCTGCGCCAGGTCGAGGAGTTGCTCCTCACGATCAGAGACGATCTGACTGTCGTTGCGCGCATTGCGCTCGAGGTTGAGCCGCGAGGTGAAGTCAAGGTTCGAGTCGTAGTGTCGAGACGCCGCCTCGCCCGCCCGATTTGCGATGGCGTTGTCGATGATCGGGTTGCCAGTCGTGCCTCTTAAGCCAGCGAGGAAACTCTGGTTGGCGACCGCCTGACCTTGTGGGTCGCCGAGATGCTGCTGGTGAATGTTGGTTAGTTGCTGATCGACCAGACTGCCGACCTGGGCTGCGGTCGATTGCACCACCGTCTTGGCGTAAGCCTCGCCGGCCGGCCCCATGATGAACGAGCGCGCCGGGTTCGTGACCTGGATCTTGCCGTCCGGCCCCAGCATCACTCTCTGGTTCTGGACGTCGCTCGCCGCCTGCGCTTCGGCGATCGGGGTCGCAAGGGCCTCGAGGCCGCCGCTCAGGCCTTGCATGCCGCGGGCGAGCTCCCCATAGGAGGCGGCGATCGCCCTGGGCTGCACCACTTCGCGCGGGGTCTGGGTGGCAAGCTCCGGCGGGATCGTGCCGATCGGGCTCGGCGAGGGGACGATCTCAGCCATGTCAAACCGGCCCCAGGCCCCGCCCGGTCAGCGGATCCTGGTTGACGATGTAGCTGCCGCTTACCGGCAAGACTGTCGCCGATGGGGCCTGCACGCCGCCGCCGCCGGACGCGCCGCCGAAGAAGTTGAAGCTCGAGCCCATGGACGAGAACGCCCCGCCGAGTCCCTTGGCGACGTCGCCGAGCGCGCCGAGGTAACCGCCCTGCAGGGCGCGCGACGCCATGTCGGTATATTGCTGCGCCCCCATCTGATCCTGCCGCACCTGGGCGAAGATCGAGCCCATCCTTATCGCCCGCTCGCGCTCGGCCTGCGCCTCCTGGTTGCCCATGACCGCCCAGGTCGACGGGCTCCGCACGTCCGAGCCGAGCGACGCCCTCACCGCCGCGATATGCCCGAGCATCCGGGTCATGTTGGTCGTCATGTTGTAGCCGACCTGGGCCGCCTGGGTGCGCCCGTACTGAGCGGCGTTTTCCAACTGCTGGGCCTGGAACTCGTCAGCCTTCGCCTGGCCCTCGCCGCCCATGATCGAGCCAGCCGCGCTCATCGCGGTCGACGCCAAGCCTAAAACGGGAGCAACAGCCATACGTCATCCTCGCCTGTCGTTAGCCGCGTTCAACGCCCCGCTCCGGAACCTCGGGGCCGTCGTTCACCCAAGCCTCGAACTCGACGATCCTGAGCGGCCCCGGGCGGTCCTTCATGATGATGATGGTGGGGTCAAACGACTGGCCGAGGAAGCGTTGGCGATAGGTCGCCTCGCGCAGGCCAGGCGGAGGCTGCGGCTGGATCGGCGGACAATAGCCTTCGGGCGTGGGGCCGGGACCGGGACCGGAGCCGGAGCCCCCATATGTAATTACAATGCAGCCAGGCGCTCCAGCCGCGGGCAGTCCCTGCCCTGGCCCAGCCAGTTCATTCCTAGCTCCGCCACCCCCGCCTCCCCCATACAATCCGCCAGCGGCGGACGGCGCTGTCTGGTCCCTGCCTTGGCCTCCACCGCCGCCG